ACGAGATCTGCGCATGTCTCGTGGGCTCGGAGATGTGTATAAGAGACAGCACGGGTGCAGTATTTGAACGAGCTTACAGGGTTGAGACATTTTCCATAAAGTGTGAACATCTCCTTCATGTTTCTTTTCTCCTTTCGGTGATTGGTGGAAATTCAGCTCTGTAAGTTCTTTCAAATACTGCACCTATTCTCACCTAAAAGAGCATCGGTTCAGATAAAAAGTGCAGTACAAGTATGCGGATATGGCGGAACTGGCAGACGCAATAGACTCAGAATTTATTGGAGGTTATCTCCGTGCAGGTTCAACTCCTGTTATCCGCACCAAATTTTTTAAGAGAGGAGGCAGTGCCAATGCCAAAAGGTAAAGCTGCAAGCTCTTCCGACTCAAACAGCCCATTAAGACCACCGACATCTCTCGAAGCGCAAGAGAACTTAATGATTTCTTTGGCGGTTCAATGTGCTGAAAAGCAGCTCAGAGACGGAACTGCTTCTTCTCAGGTCATAACACATTATTTGAAGCTCGGTTCCAGTAAGGAACGAATTGAAAAGGAGATTCTGGAGAAGCAGAAAGAGCTTATCGAAGCGAAGACCAAGAATCTAAATTCCAACAGTGAAGCCAAGGAGTTGTATAACAAGGCTCTCGAAGCGTTTAGGAGATATTCCGGTGCAGGCGGTGAAGACGATGAATATTAAAACTTATTCAGAGTTAATTACACTGCCTACATTTGAGGAACGGTTCCGTTATTTGAAACTTGACGGTTCTGTTGGAAAAGAAACTTTTGGTTTTAAGCGATGGCTGAATCAAGAATTCTATCATTCAGATATGTGGCTGCAATTTAGAGATGAAATCATTATTCGAGATGAAGGTTGCGATCTCGGTGTACCAGGTTACGAGATCTTCGGCTCAATATTGATTCATCATCTAAACCCAATTACTTATGAAGACATCTTAAATCGAAACCTATGTGTCTTCGATCCAGAGAATGCGATCTGTACGAAGTTGAACACGCATAATGCTATTCACTACGGCGATGAGAGTCTGTTGGTTCTTCCTCCGGTACAGCGCACACAAAACGATACCTGTCCCTGGCGAAAATAATGAAAGGAGAAATTTTCAATGTCTAATGAGATTCATGGAAAATCTATTCCTGATACTTCGGCTGAAATCGTCGAGGAACAGGAAACAGAGCTTTGCGAAGATGCTGCTCGAAATGTGATCGGTGTTGTCACGGATTGTCTGAAACTGAACATTCGTGGGAAACCCAGTATGGATTCCAAAGTCGTAACGGTTGCGACCTGTCTTGATGAACTGGAAATTGACATGGGCGACTCCAATGATGATTGGTACGCTGTCTGCACTGCCGCCGGTATTGAAGGATTCTGCATGAAGAAATTTGTAGCCGTCAGGCAGTAAGGAGAAACGATATGGATAGCATACTGACATCGATTAAAAAGCTGCTCGGAATTGCTGAGGAGTACGAGCACTTTGACCAGGACATCGTAATGCATATCAATTCGGCATTCTCGGTCTTGACGCAACTCGGTGTCGGTCCCGAAGAAGGATTCCGTATCGAAGATGCGAGTAAGACCTGGTCCGAATTCCTGTACGACGATCCTCGTCTTGAATTTGTAAAAACTTTTATCTACCTGAAGGTAAAACTGGTGTTTGACCCGCCTTTAAGTTCTGCGGTCATGGAAGCAATCAACCGGCAGATCAGTGAACTTGAATGGCGAATCAATGTGACAGTTGACCCGGATTAAATGTGAGAGGAGGATTTCAAAATGGACAATACAGCACTTACCCATCACGGCATTCTCGGTCAGAAATGGGGCGTTCGCCGTTTCCAGAACAAAGACGGTACTCGCACCACGGCTGGAAAGAAAAGAGAAAGCTCTTCTAAATCTGATGCTCCTGCTCATGAGGACTATGCTAAAGCTCATAACAGTAAGAGCGTTAAGTCCATGAGTGATGCAGAGCTTCGTAACCGACTGAATCGTCTTCAGATGGAGAAACAGTACAGTCAATTGTCTTCGACTGATGTGAATCGTGGAAAGGAATATGTATCGAAAACGCTGAAAGTTGCCGGCACAATTGCGACTGCTACTTCGACTGCTTTAACTATTTACAATAACTATGGAAAGATCAAAGAAATTGTAAACGGTATGGCTAAGAAGGCTGGCTAAGGAGGTACTTATGGCATTATCAAACACTGCCGTTCCCAAGTATTATGGCATGTTTCGTGATGCCGTAATTCGAGGGGAGATTCCGGTTTGCAAAGAGATCTCCATGGAGATGAATCGCATTGATGACCTCATCGCTAATCCGGGTGTGTACTACGACGACCAAGCTGTTGAGGGGTGGATTGCTTATTGCGAGTCTGAACTAACTCTAACAGATGGCTCCGACCTTAGCCTTTTGGATAGCTTCAAGCTTTGGGGTGAGCAGATCTTTGGTTGGTATTATTTTGTTGAACGAAGTGTGTACCAGCCGAATCCAGATGGTCATGGTGGGCACTACGTTCGCAAGAATGTGAAAAAGAGATTGATTAACAAACAGTATTTGATCGTAGCACGAGGCGCCGCCAAATCAATGTACGGCTCAACTCTACAAGGTTACTTTCTGAATGTCGATACCTCTACTACCCATCAGATCACAACTGCTCCAACAATGAAGCAGGCGGAGGAGGTCATGTCCCCTCTTCGTACCGCTATCACCCGTTCGAGAGGACCTCTGTTTCAGTTCTTGACGGAAGGCTCTTTACAAAACACAACTGGTTCCAAAGCGAATCGCACAAAGTTAGCCTCTACGAAAAAGGGAGTTGAAAACTTTCTTACTGGTTCTCTTCTTGAGGTCAGACCTATGAGCATCAATAAGCTCCAAGGTCTACAAATCAAGGTTGCTACTGTTGATGAGTGGCTTTCCGGTGACATTCGAGAGGATGTTATCGGTGCTATTGAGCAAGGCGCATCCAAAGTGAACGACTACATCATCGTTGCAATCAGCTCGGAAGGCACGGTTCGTAACGGAAGCGGCGACACCATCAAAATGGAGTTGATGGACATCCTTAAGGGCGACTACATCAATCCTCATGTTTCGATTTGGTGGTACAAGCTGGATTCTATTGACGAAGTCGGAGATCCGGAAATGTGGCTCAAGGCTAATCCGAATCTCGGAAAAACCGTAAGCTACGAAACTTATCAGTTGGATGTGGAAAGAGCAGAAAAAGCTCCTGCTGCCCGAAACGATATTCTTGCAAAGCGATTTGGGTTACCGATGGAGGGTTACACCTATTACTTCACCTATGAAGAAACTCTTCCGCATCGAAAAAGGGATTTCTGGCAAATGCCTTGTTCCCTCGGCGCAGACTTGTCGCAGGGCGATGACTTCTGTGCGTTTACATTTCTGTTTCCTCTGTCGAATGGTTCTTTTGGTATTAAGACAAGAAACTACATTACCTCTACAACTTTAATGAAGCTGCCTGCTGCTATGAGGATCAAGTACGATCAATTCATGGCGGAGGGCAGTTTGATTGTTTTAGAGGGTGCCGTACTTAATATGATGGATGTCTATGAAGACTTGGACAACCACATTCAGGAGTGCGGATATGATGTTCGGTGTCTTGGGTTTGACCCTTATAACGCAAAAGAATTTGTAGCGAGATGGGAATCGGAAAATGGTCCGTTTGGAATCGAGAAAGTTATCCAGGGCGCCAAAACCGAGTCGGTTCCGCTTGGAGAACTGAAAAAGCTTTCTGAAGAAAGAATGCTTATCTTCGATGAGGATCTTATGACTTTTGCTATGGGTAACTGCATTACCCTTGAAGATACAAACGGAAACCGCAAGCTTCTGAAAAAGCGATATGAGCAGAAAATCGATGCTGTTGCGGCAATGATGGATGCCTATATTGCTTATAAACTCAATCGAGACGCATTTGAATAAGGAGGTGGTCAAATTGGATGAGATGTACCATCACGGTATTCTCGGTCAGAAATGGGGCGTTCGTCGTTTCCAGAACAAAGACGGAACTTTGACCGCCGCAGGTCAAAAGCGTTTGGAAAAGAAAGACGCAAAGTGGGCTCATAAAAACCATGACAAAATCGTGTCTAAAGCCCGCAAAGATGTTTCCAAAGAACTTGATCAGTATGCCAATCAACTATTAAAAAATCCTTCTTCCGTGACATCGAAAGGTAAAATCAGCTCCTCGGCTATCAATTCCTATAACCGGAAAATGGCTGAGTTGATGAATGAGTCCGTTAAAAATGTTACCGCACCTTCAGGGCGTGTTGTTCAATTCGTTGCAAAACGAGGTGAAGTCGGTGTACATATGGCTTTGGCTGACAGAGGCTATGATATGCAGCAGTTGAAGAACGGTATCTGGGCTTCCGGTCGAGTTGCCTATAAGAAGAAAAATGTTGATATGGTTTAAGGAGGTGATGATTCAAAATGGAGATGTCTTTTGGTTCCAGACTGAAACATGCTTGGAATGCGTTTACCGGTAATATTCAAACGAATTACCGGGATTTAGGTATGAGCTATTCATACCGAGCTGACCGACCAAGAATGTCCAGAGGCAATGAAAGATCGATCGTTACATCGGTGTATAACCGAATTGCGCTTGATGTTGCTGCGCTGAATGTTCAGCATGTCCGTCTGGATGAAAATGGGCGTTTTCTTTCGGTCATCGATGACGGATTGAATAATTGCCTCACTTTGGAAGCAAATGTCGATCAGACGGCACGGTCGTTTATTCAGGATGTAGTTATCTCTATGTTTGATGAAGGAAGCGTGGCAATCGTTCCGGTCGACACGACGACTGACCCAAATGTGTCCGGTTCGTATGACATACAGTCTCTGCGTGTCGGACAGATTTTGGACTGGTATCCACAGCATATTCACGCTCGTGTGTACAATGAACAGACGGGTAGAAAAGAAGATATTGTGGTACCAAAAAGCGCAGTGGCTATCATCGAGAATCCGCTGTACGCAGTTATCAATGAGCCGAACTCAACTATGCAGCGGCTCATTCGTAAACTTAACCTACTTGATGTCATTGATGAACAGAGTGGATCTGGAAAGCTCGATTTGATTATTCAGCTTCCTTATGTCATCAAGACTGAAGCAAGGCGTCAACAGGCCGAAAATCGGCGTAAAGATATAGAAAACCAGTTGTCAGGTTCAAAGTATGGTATTGCTTACACCGATGGTACTGAGCATATCACACAGTTGAATCGTTCCGTGAACAACAATCTAATGTCCCAGATTGAATACTTGACGAGTATGCTATACAGCCAGTTGGGAATCACTCAGAGCATTTTGGATGGAACAGCGGACGAGAAGACAATGCTGAACTATAACAACCGGACAATCGAGCCGATAATTTCCGCTATTGTTGATGAGATGAAACGAAAGTTTCTGACCAAAACTGCCCGATCACAACATCAGTCGATTTTGTTCTTCAGAGATCCGTTCAAACTGGTTCCTGTTAATGAAATTGCTGAAATTGCTGACAAATTCACGAGAAATGAAATTATGACTTCGAATGAAATTCGTCAGGTCGTCGGTATGAAACCTTCTGATGACCCGAGAGCAGACGAACTCAGAAACAAGAATCTGAGTGAACCGTCCGGCTCCGATCAGCAGTCGGAAGAAATGCCAACCACCACAGATGATTCAGTCGAAGGGTCAGCAAGTGATTTGGACGACAAAATCTCTAAGCAAAAATCGAAAAAGTAAGGAGGAAATTCAAAATGAGTAGACCTTTTTCGGTTGAGGCTTGTGATTTCAGCGGCTGGGCAACCCGAAACGACCTTAAGTGTTCCGATGGCCGAGTAATTCGTCGGGACGCCTTTAAGAATAACGACGGTATTAAAGTCCCGCTGGTCTGGAATCATCAGCACAACAGTCCTCGTGATGTTCTCGGTCATGCATGGCTTGAGAACCGTGAGGAAGGTGTTTACACCTATGGCTTCCTCAATGACACCGCTGACGGTGAAATTGCGAAAGTCCTTATCAAGCATGGCGATATCTGCGCTCTGTCCATTTACGCCAATCAGCTTCAGCAGGCTGGTCCCGATGTGCTGCATGGTTGTATTTGTGAGGTGAGTCTTGTGCATAAGGGTGCTAACCCCGGTGCATTTATCGACTCCATGTTGAAGCACGGCGAAATGTCCGATGATGAAGCTATCATCTATACCGGAATGCCTCTTTGCCTTTCCCATTCTGCCGAGTCTAAGGATGAGCAGAAAGAGGAGGAAAAGAAGGAGGATACCAAAGAGGGCAAGTCTGCTGAAAACAAGGAAGAGAAGAAGGACAATGAAGAGACGATCGCTGATGTAATCGATTCCATGTCTGAGAAGCAGCAGAATGTCATGTATGCGCTTATCGCACAGGCTCTCGAAGGCGAACCCGAAAAGGAATCCAAAGATGATTCCGACAACAATTCTGAATCCAATAAGGAGGATAACACAATGAAACATAATGTCTTTGACAACGATCAGCAGAAGAAGAGCGAGGTTCTGTCTCACGCTGACCAGGCAAGCATCATTTCCATGGCTAAGTCCAACAGCGTCGGCAGTCTCCGTACTGCTATGGACATCTACGCAGAGCAGAATCCTGACAGTGTTCTGGCTCACGGCATCGATGGTATCGAAACTCTGTTTCCTGAGTACAAGGATGTCCGTCCCGGTGCTCCTGAACTGCTTACTACTGACCAGGGTTGGGTAAACGAGGTTCTGAAGAAGGTTCATAAGAGCCCTATCTCCCGTATCCGTACCCGTCAGGCTGACCTGCGTAACATTGAGGCTCTTCGTGCCAAGGGTTACAAGAAGGGCACTCAGAAGGGTTATGTCGGCAACATCCAGCTGCTCCACAGAACCACCGATCCTCAGACCGTGTATGTGAAGAGCAAGCTTGACCGTGACGACATCATCGATATTCAGGACTTTGATGTGGTACAGTACCTGTACGGCATCGACCGTATGAATCTGAACGAGGAGCTGGCAACGGCTATCATGATCGGCGATGGTCGTGAGGTTGGTGCTGACGGTAAGATCGCTGAGGATAAGATCCGCCCGATTTGGCTGGATGACGAGCTGTACACCATTCATGCTGATGTCGACATTGCCGGCATGAAGAGCACGCTTCAGGGCACCAACACTTCCGCCAATTTCGGCGAGAATTACATTTATGCAGAAGCCGTGATCCAGTCTCTGCTGTACGCTCGTGAGAAGTATAAGGGCTCTGGCACTCCCGACTTCTACTGCACGCCTCATCTGGTCAATGTCATGCTGCTTGCCCGCGACCTGAATGGTCGCCGCATCTATGACAAGGTCAGTGATCTGGCTGCGGCTCTGAATGTCGGTCAGATCATTACGGCGGAGCAGTTCGAGGGTAAGACTCGTACTACTACGGACAGCAAGACCAAGAAGCTTCTGGGTCTGATGGTCAACCTGGCCGACTATTCTCTGGGTGCCACTAAGGGCGGTGAAATCACTCACTTCACTGATTTCGATATTGACTTCAACCAGGAGAAGAGCTTGCTGGAGACTCGTTGCTCCGGCGCCAACACTCGTGTCATGTCCGCTATCGCTTTGGAAGAGGATGTCACTGCCAATATTGGCGGCTAAATTCAGCGAGGAGTGAAAATTCAAAATGGCTAAATTTTATGGAGTAATTGGCTATGCTGTAACAGAAGAGACTAAGCCGGGTGTTTGGACGGAGAAGATTATCGAGCGTATGTACTATGGTGATTTAACCCGTAACACCCGTAGGCTTCAGTCTGCGGAACAACTCAACGACAACATCAATGTTGCGAATGAGATCAGTATCGTAGCCGATCCATTTGCCAATGAGAATTTTCATTCGATGAGGTATGTTGAGTTTATGGGTGCTAAATGGAAAGTGTCAAGCGTTGAAGTTCAGTACCCAAGACTTATACTGACTGTGGGAGGTGTATACAATGGCGAGCAGGCTTGATCTGCAAACTTTCCTGGAAGAAATCCTTGAAAGCAGAAATGTGTATTTTCAACCTCCCGAGTCGGTAAAAATGAAATACCCCGCTATCGTTTATGCACTTGACGACATCGAGAATGTGTACGCCGATAACGGGGTTTATTCATCTTACAGACATTATTCGGTCACAGTCATTGACTCTGATCCGGATAGTGAGCTTGTCGGTAAGGTGGTTTCTATACCTACCTGCCGATTTGAACGATATTATGCAAGCGAGAATCTGAATCACTGGAATTTCTCGCTCTATTTCTGATAAGGAGGAATATCTTTATGTCCAAAATCATTTGGGATAAAACTGGTGAGCGCCTGTATGAAACTGGCTGTGACCATGGCGTTCTCTATCCGATGCAGACCGGCGGCGTTTACAACAAGGGCGTCGCATGGAATGGTCTGACTGCCGTTACCGAGAGTCCTTCCGGTGCTGAGGCTTCCCCGATTTACGCCGATAACATCAAGTATGTGAATCTGGTTTCCAACGAGGAGTTCGGCGCTACTGTCGAGGCGTATATGTACCCCGATGAGTTTGCTGAGTGCGATGGTTCTGTTGAGATCATGCCCGGTATGTATGCCGGTCAGCAGTCCCGTAAGACTTTCGGCCTGGCATATCGTACCATTCTGGGCAATGATACCGATCTGAACGATTACGGCTACAAGCTGCATCTGGTCTACGGCTGTCTGGCTGCTCCTTCCGAGAAGGGTTACAGTACGGTCAACGACAGCCCTGAGGCGGCTACTCTGTCCTGGGAGATCAGCACTACTCCTGTCTCCATCAACAAGCTGGTCAACGGTAAGAAGTTGAAGCCGACTGCTACGCTGACCTTTGACTCCACTAAGTTCAGTGCCGAGTTCATGACCCAGCTGGAAGAAATCCTGTATGGTAAGGACCCGACTACCACTGGCGGTAACGATGGTGTCGAGCCTCGCCTGCCTCTGCCCGATGAGATTATTGAACTGTTCGATAAGACTCAGAATCCGGAGGGCTAATCTCTAAAATCATGGAGCCGTATTCAGGTAAGCTGGCGGCTCCAACTTTTTTAATTTGAAAGGAGAAAATTTCAATGACTAAGGAAACTATCACTTATACCGATCTGAACGGTGTTCAGAGAACCGAAGATTTTTACTTCGACCTGTCTAAGCCTGAAATCGTAAAGATGCAGGCGAGCGCTAAAGGTGGCTACGATGTTCAGCTTAAGAGTATCGCTGCCAGTCCGAATGGTGCGCTTATTATGGAGTTCTTCGAGAACTTTATTAAGACCGCTTATGGTGAGAAGAGCGATGATGGCAGACGCTTCATGAAGTCCGAGGAGATTTCCAGAAGCTTTATGGAAACTCCCGCTTACGAGGTACTGTTCGAAAAGCTCGTCACCGATGCCGGTGCTGCATCCGAATTTGTAAATCGTGTGATGCGTGCTAACGGCAATAAGCAGGCTGCACCCATCGCATCTAATTAAAGAAAGCTCGGAGGACTAAGGAATGCTGAAAATTACTGTGCCGGCTGCCGAGTTTTGGGATGAAATTCACGAGGAATTTATCTACAAGAAAGAGCAGACTTTGCAGTTGGAGCATTCCTTAGTCTCTCTTTCAAAATGGGAAAGTAAATGGAACAAGGCATTTCTCGGTAAGCAAGAAAAAACTGATGAGGAGATTCTTGATTATGTACGATGCATGACTTTGACCCAGAATATCGATCCCGAAGTATATACTCGGCTGTCTGCTGAAAACTATGCCGCCATCAATGCGTATATCGAGGCACCAATGACTGCAACTTGTCTCATTGAAGATAAGCAAGCCAGAGGTCACAAGGAAACGGTTACATCTGAGCTTATTTATTACTGGATGATTTCTTATAACATTCCTGTAGAGTTTCAAAAATGGCATTTGAATAGGCTGTTGACTCTCATACGGGTGTGCAATGTCAAGAATTCTCCACCTAAGCGAAGAAGCAAGCGTGAAATGTGGAATCGGAATGCAGCCATCAATGCCGCCAATCGAAAACGCTTTGGTTCTAAGGGGTGATTGAATGAACAGACGATGCCGAAAATGCTTTTTTAAGAAGGTTTGCCATAAAAAGCCATCTTATAAAGCATGGCTGAAAACTTATACCAAAAAAGCAGTTACAGCGATTCTTGTTATTGCATTGATCGATCTGCAACTGTCTTATGTACTTGCATTTATGGGGCAGGTACAAATTGCAGAGTCTCTTTCCAGCACTATCGCCACCACAATTGTGGGTGTTATGGTTGGCTATTTTCTGAAGGCCTTGTTTGAAACTTTCTTTGAAAAAAGAGAAGAGAGATTGAACAAAGAAAGCGAGTCTGCTGAAAATACGAATTATGAGGAGGTTTAGTTATGCCTATCAGTTTTTTGACTACAGCACTGTTGATCGTATCTGTTATCACAAATCTGACAGTGGAGGGCATTAAGAAGTTGCTTGATGGAACGAAGGTCAAGTATTCTTCCAATGTTCTTGCGGCTATTTTATCCGTACTGATCGCCTGTGCTGTCAGTGTAATTTACCTTATCATGACTGACACCGTCTTCACCATGAAGATCGGAGTTGAGATCGTTGTTCTGATGTATCTGGGCTTCTTGATCTCTACGGTTGGCTATGACAAGGTGATTCAGATGTTGAAGCAGATTCAAAGCGTGAAGGAGGAAACAAAAAATGAGTAACAGTCCTCTGGTATCCTATACCAAGTTGAGCCCGAATCATTCCGGGCAGAGAACTCATGCCGTTGACCGTATTACACCTCATTGCGTAGTCGGTCAGTGCTCGGTAGAAACCCTGGGCAATATTTTTGCTCCGACTTCCCGGCAGGCTTCTTGTCAGTACGGTATCGGTGTAGACGGTCGAGTAGGTATGTATGTGGAGGAGAAGAATCGTTCCTGGTGTTCTTCTTCCAATGCTAACGACCAGCGTGCGATTACAATCGAGTGCGCCAGTGATGCTACACACCCCTATGCATTCAATGATGTTGTGTACGCCAAGCTGATCGAGCTTTGTGCGGACATTTGCAAGCGTTATGGAAAGACCAAGTTGCTGTGGCTCGGTGATAAGACAAAGACTCTGAACTATGAGCCTGCTTCCAATGAAATGGTTCTGACTGTACATCGTTGGTTTGCCAATAAGAGCTGTCCAGGTGACTGGATGTATGCTCGAATGGGTGATCTTGCATCCAAAGTTACAGCGAAGCTCGGAGGTTCTACCGGTGGAAACGATAAGCCGGTCGATAACCAGGTGCTTTATCGGGTTCAGACTGGAGCTTTTGCCAATAAAGCAAATGCTGACGCAATGCTTCAGAAAGTAAAAGCCGCCGGTTTCGATACTTACATGGTCAAGGTCGATAACCTTTACAAGATTCAGGTCGGTGCTTTCAGCAAGAAAGCGAATGCCGATGCAATGGCTGCAAGGCTGAAAGCTGCTGGATTCGATACTTATGTAACAACCAAAAGCGGGACGGCGGTTTCGGCATCTTCAGCCAAGAAAAGCACTGACCAGGTTGCCCGTGAAGTGATTCAGGGGTTGTGGGGTAACGGCGCTGATAGAACTAATCGTCTGAAGGTGGCTGGTTACGATCCTTCCGTGATACAGAATCGGGTTAATCAGCTTCTTAAATAAGGAGGTCCGTGAATGATAAGGTTCAGTCACAAGGGAGACTTCTCTAAAGTTACACGCTTTTTGGAGAGGGCAAAGGAAGTGGTCCATCTCGGAGACCTCGACAAGTATGGCCGAGAAGGGGTCGCCGCTCTTGCGTCTGCAACGCCTGTCGATTCCGGTTTGACCGCCAGTTCATGGTATTACGAAATCGTAAACCGAAATGGATCTGCAAAGATTACCTTTTATAACTCAAATATTCAAAATGGGGTTCCGATCGCGATCATCCTGCAATATGGTCACGGAACCCGTAACGGAGGCTGGGTACAGGGGCGAGATTATATCAATCCTGCTATCCAGCCTATTTTTGACAAAATTGCAAATGAAGCATGGAAGGAGGTTACGAAGCTATGAGTAAAACTATCGACGAAAGAGTCGTAGAAATGCGGTTTGACAATAAGCAGTTTGAGAGCAATGTTCAGACCAGTCTGTCCACCATTGAAAAATTAAAAAAGAGTTTGGATATGGATGGAGCTACAAAGGGTCTTGAAAGCATTGACAGTGCTGCTAAGAAAGTCGATATGTCGGGGCTCGGTTCTGCGGTTGAAACAGTAAAGACTCGATTCTCGGCATTGGAGGTCATGGCTGTAACCGCCCTTGCAAATATCACCAACTCAGTCGTCAATACAGGCAAGCAAATGCTCCATTCCTTGACGATCGAGCCCATCAGTCAGGGTTTTGAAGAATACGAGCTGAAGATGGGGTCAATTCAGACCATCATGATGAGTACGGGTGCTTCTCTTGAAGAGGTAAATAAATATCTCCAAGAACTCAACACCTACTCGGATAAGACCATCTACTCATTCCAGGACATGACTTCCAACATCGGTAAATTCACCAATGCGGGCGTAGGACTTGAGGATGCAGTTATGGCTATCCAGGGTGTCTCGAATGTTGCCGCCGTTTCCGGTGCCAATGCAAATGAGGCGTCCCGTGCCATGTATAACTTTGCTCAGGCTTTGTCTGCCGGTTATGTTAAGCTGATCGACTGGAAATCTATTGAGAACGCTAACATGGCAACTGTTGAATTTAAGACACAGCTTCTTGAATCGGCTGTTGCCTGCGGTACATTAACCAAGACTGCTGACGGAATGTACAAAACAGTCAAGGGTAATGTCATCGATGCTACACATGGCTTCAATGATTCTTTGCAGGATCAGTGGATGACTACAGAAGCTCTTGTTAGCACTCTTCGTGATTACGCCGATGAGACAACAGAAATCGGCGCAAAAGCATTTGCCGCAGCGCAGGATGTTAAGACATTCTCCCAGTTGATGGACACTCTGAAAGAAGCCGTAGGCTCCGGATGGGCAAACACATGGGAAATCCTGTTCGGTGACTTTGAGGAAGCCAAAGCTCTTTGGACTGGGCTTAGTCAGGTCATCGGTGGATTCATTGATGCTCAGGCAGATGCTCGTAATGAAATGTTGCAAGGATGGAAAGATCTTGGCGGAAGAACTAAACTGATTGAGGCACTTAAAAATGCTTTTGAAGGTGTTCAGAGTGTTATCAAACCGATTTATGAAGCATTCCGCGAGATATTTCCTCCTACTACAGCCAAGCAGCTTTATGGCATCACTGAAAATCTGCGAAAATTCACAGCGAATTTGAAACTCAGTGATATAGCTTCGGCAAATCTAAAATCCACTTTCAAGGGTTTGTTTGCGATTTTGGACATCGTTAAACAAGCCTTTTCTGCTATATTCACGGCGATCAAGCCGTTGTTCAGTGGACTTGGCACACTCGGAGATGGGATTCTTGGCTTTACTGGCGGTATTGGTGATGCCATTGTTGCGTTTGACGAGTTCATCAAAACCAGCGGGGCATTCCAGAAAGTTGGTGAGGGTATTGCTACGGTAATTCAGACAATTATGACCGCTTTATCCACACTGAAGAACAAGATCAAAGAGAAATTTGAATCCGCTAATTTCGAAGTGTTTCATTCTCTGCTTGAGCGAATTCATGAGAGGATGGCTCAGGTCGGAGAAGCTGCCGGTGAGATGAAATCTGGCGTTATCGTCGCCTTTGAGATCATTGGCGAAACGCTTGCAAATTGTCAATTTGTTCAGCTTCTCTCTGCTGTGTGGAATGCGGTTAAGACAATCGGCAGTGGCATCGTTAAAATCCTTGGCGAACTCGGCAGCTCCTTAGCAAAGAATCTTGGTGAAGCTAATTTCAGCGGAATCATTGATCTGCTGAACGGTATTTCATTTGGGGCTATCGCTGTCGGCATCACTAAATTTGTTGGTACCTTCCGTGAAGCAATTGAAGACATTGGCAGTTTCAAAGAATCTTTTATTGGGATTCTTGATAGTGTCCGAGGATGTTTTGAGGCTTACCAGAATCAGTTGCAGGCGGGTACATTGTTAAAGATCGCGTCGGCTATCGCCATTCTTACAGCATCTTTAATTGCACTCAGTTTGGTGGACAGCGAAAAACTGAATGTAGCGCTTGGAGCGATTACTGTGCTATTTGCCGATTTACTCGGCTCTATGGCGGTCTTCAACAAAATCAGCGGACAGGCAACCGGCGTTATGAAGAGTGTAACAGCCATGCTCGGCATTGCTACGGCAGTGTTGATTTTGGCGAGCGCACTTAAAAAGATTGCCGACCTGGATGCCAAGCAGCTCGCTACCGGTCTTATCGGCGTTGCGGGTCTGACGACTATGATGGTGGCTGCCGCCAAAGCCATGAGTTCTAACAGCAAAACAATCATCAAGGGTGCTACCCAAATGGTGATCTTTGCAGCGACTATTAAGATTCTTGCTTCTGTTTGTGAACAGCTTGCTAAATTGGACTGGAACCAGCTTGCTAAAGGTCTTGTGGGTGTTGGGGTATTGCTTGCGGAGGTTTCTCTGTTCCTGAGAACTGCAAAATTCAGCGGCAAATCTATTACCACGGCTACAGGCATTGTGATTCTTTCAGCTGCAATCAAGGTGTTAGCATCTGCCTGCAAAGATTTCGGCGAAATGAAATGGGAAGACATCGGTAAGGGGCTTGCTTCTATTGCTGTTCTTCTTGCCGAGATCACTGCATTCACAAAACTTACCGGAAATGCTCAAAATGTCATTTCTACCGGTGTGGCGTTAATCGCCATTGCCGCCGCTATGAAAATCCTTGCCTCTGCGGTTAAGGATTTCTCAACCATGCAGTGGGGTGAGATCGCTCGTGGTCTGACTGCTATGGCGGGAGCACTTGCCGCTATCACCGTGGCGGTTAAATTCATGCCGAATAATATGGCTGGTATTGGTGCCGGTTTGGTAATTGTTTCTGCGGCGCTTGTCGTTCTTTCAACCGCCCTTGAGAAAATGGGGAATCTAAGTTGGGAGCAGGTAGCAAAGGGTCTTATCACTCTCGGCGGAGCAATGACTATTCTTGCCATCGGGTTAAATACCATGACAGGCACTCTTGCCGGTTCTGCGGCTCTGCTTGTTGCTGCGAGTGCACTTTTGGTACTCACCCCTGTATTGGCTATTCTCGGCGCTATGAGCTGGAGTTCCATTGTCAAGGGTCTTGTTACCTTAGCCGGAGCATTTGCTGTTCTCGGCGTTGCAGGTGCTGTGCTCACTCCATTGGTTCCTTCTATTCTTGCTTTGAGCGGCTCCTTGGCACTAATCGGAGTAGCAGTCGTTGGCATTGGTGCCGGACTCGCTTTGGCTGGTGCTGGTTTGTCTGCTTTGGCAGTAGGTTTGACGGCTCTTGCGGCTGCTGGAACTGCCGGTGCCACAGCCATTGTTGCTTCCTTGACTGTTATTATTACAGGTGTTGCAGCACTCATTCCTGCTATCGTGGCTAAGATCGGTGAGGCAATCGTTGAGTTCTGCAAAGTTATCGCAGATAGTGCAGGAGCTATCGGCGAAGCAGTCAAAGCAGTTGTTCTTATGCTGGTGGATGTGCTCGTTGAGTGTGTTCCCGCTATTGCTGACGGAGCACTGAAGCTTATCGCAGGTGTTCTTGAAGCGTTGGTAGAATACACCCCGTCTATCGTCGATTCTATTTTCCAATTCCTTATTGCTGTACTTGAGGGCGTTGCCAAAAATCTCCCCGGTCTGATTCAGGCTGCGGTAGATGTACTGATGGCGTTCTTCTCAGGCATTGTGGATGCGCTTAAAGGTATTGATACCGAGACACTTCTTCAGGGAATTGTCGGCATCGGTCTGCTTGCAGCGATTATGGCGGCTTTGAGTGCAGTGGCTGCTCTGGTTCCCGGTGCAATGCTGGGTGTTCTCGGTATGGGTGCCGTCATCGCTGAACTTGCTCTTGTGCTCGCTGCTGTTGGCGCCCTGGCACAAATTCCGGGCTTGAACTGGCTTATCAATGAAGGCGGAAATCTACTTCAGGGAATTGGCACGGCAATCGGCAAGTTTGTTGGCGGTATTGTCGGCGGCTTTATGAGCGGCGTATCCAGTCAATTCCCTCAAATTGGCTCCGATCTTTCCGGATTTATGACCAATGTTCAGCCGTTCCTTGACGGCGCTGCTTCTATAGACCCGGCTATGTTGGATGGCGTTAAGGCTCTTGCAGAAACGATTCTTATCCTGACTGCCGCAAATATTTTGGATGGATTGACCTCGTGGTTTACCGGCGGAAGCTCACTTTCCGGCTTTGCTGAAGAGATGGTTCCGTTCGGAAAAGCCATGAAACAGTTCTCTGATGAAATTAGCGGTATTGATGGAGAAGCAGTTTCCAATGCTGCAATTGCCGGCAAGACTCTCGCAGAGATGGCTGACACGCTTCCCAATACGGGCGGTGTCGTTGGATTCTTTGCCGGAGAGAATGACATGAACGCATTCGGCGAACAGCTTATTCCCTTTGGTCGCGCCATGCGTAACTTCGCAAATGAAGTCGCTGGAATCGATGCCAGTGTGATTACGGAAGCGGCTACAGCCGGTAAAGCGCTTGCAGAGATGGCAAGCACCGTTCCGAATAGCGGCGGTGTTGTCGGATTCTTTGCGGGTGAAAACGATATGGACGACTTCGGTGAACAGCTTGTTCCTTTCGGCAGAGCAATGAAGAATTTCTCTGATGCCGTTTCTGGACTGAAAGCCGATGTTATTCAAAATAGTGTTACCGCAGGTCAGGCTTTGCTTGAGCTTGCAAATACGGTACCAAATACAGGTGGAGTTGTATCCTGGTTTACGGGGGACAATGACCTTGAAACTTTTGGCGAGCAGCTTGTTCCGTTTGGTACTGCAATGAAGAACTACTCTTTGGCTGTAACAGGGTTGGATGCATCTGTTGTTACAAACTCTGCAAATGCAGCTAAAGCTCTGGTTGAGCTTTCGAATAACTTGCCGAATAGCGGTGGCATCGTATCCTGGTTTACGGGTGATAACGATATTGCAAGCTTCGGTGAACAGTTGGTGTCTTTCGGCCAGTCTTTCGCTGCATATTACAATAGCGTCAGTGGCGTGGATGTGACCAAGCTGAGTGGAGTAGTTGTCGAGTTCAGAAACCTTGTGGACTTGGCAAACGGCATTAAGAGCGTTGACACAAGTGGAATGTCCACATTTGCTCAGAATCTTACGAATTTGGGTAATGCAGGTATCGACGGCTTCATCAATGCCTTTACAAATGCTAATTCTCGTGTAAGCACAGCCGCAAACACAATGGTCACTACATTTATCAATGCCGCCAAAGCACAGCAAGGAAATCTGACAAGCACTTTCACCACCATGATTAACGGTATTGTCACTACTTTTACAAGCAAGTACAGTCAGTTCACAATCATGGGGCAGACGATGATGACCAACTTTATCTCTGGCATTCGTACCGGTGACGCATCTGCTCGGTCGGCATTTGTCACTATTGTATCCGGTTGTCTGACAGCAATCCGAAATAAGTTCTACGAGTTTAACACCGTTGGACAGACTACGATGACAAACCTCATTGCTGGCATCCGAACAAAGAACCAGCTTGCGAAAGACGCCTTTGTTCAGATCATTAACAGTTGTCTGACAGCAATCCGAAATAAGTATACTGACTTCTACAATGCCGGTAAATATCTTGTCGAGGGTTTTGCTAAGGGTATTGACGAGTATACCTGGTACGCAGAAGCACGAGCCAGAGCAATGGCAAGAGCTGCTGCACAGGCTGCGGAAGCTGAGCTCGACATCAACTCACCATCTAAAGTTGGCTATCGAATTGGCGGATTCTTTGGTATGGGATTTGTCAATTCTTTGATCGACTACACCGATAAGTCTTACGATGCCGGTGCATCTGTTGCAAAGTCGGCTAAGGAAGGACTCCGCAACGCAGTTTCTAAGATTGGTGATTTCATCGAAAACGGAATTGACTCTCAACCGACGATTCGACCGCTGCTTGATCTGTCTGATGTAACGGAGGGTGCGGGCAGGTTGTCGGCACTTTTGAGTCGAAATCAGGCGATGAAGATCAGCGCCGGTATGGAGCGTGAGGGCGGCAGTGTCGTTCAAAATGGCGGTACTACACCGACCTCTGGAAACAACTACAATTTTACACAAAATAACTATTCGCCTAAGGCACTGTCGAGGATTGACATTTATCGTCAGACGAAGAACCAGTTCTCGGCGTTGAAAGGATTGGTGGAAACATGATTCACTCATTTGCTATCACCAATTACTTAGGTGATAGGATCAAACTTGACTTGAGGGAGCCTGAGGTTTCGGGCTTCCTCATCAAGTCTGTAACCGGCTTAGGTCCGGTCAAAGCAACTGTCAACACGACGGAAGTCGTCACTAATGACGGCTCTATGTTTAACTCTGCCAGATTGAGTCAGCGGAACATCGTTTTCCAAATCGTATTCGTTGACACAGTCTATGGAGAAACAATCGAGGATGTACGACAGAAATCCTACAGATACTTTCCGGCAAAGAAAAATGTTGAGATCATCATCGAAACCGATAACCGATATGTACGAACAAACGGTTATGTGGAATCGAATGAACCAAATATTTTTAGCTCACAGGAAGGGACATCAATCTCGATCATTTGCCCTGACCCGTTCTTCTATTCAGCCGGTGAGGATGGAAACAATGTAACGGATTTCTACAGTATTGACCCATTGTTCGAGTTTCCGTTCTCGAATGAGTCTCTGACGGAACCGCTGCTTGTATTTGGTGAAATCCAAATCAAGACGGAGGGTGTCATCACTTACTACGGCGATGCTGAAATCGGTGTAACAATCTACATCCATGCTATCGGACCGGCAAATAACATTAACATCTACAATACGGAAACCAGAGAAGTCATGAAGATCGATACTGGGAAGCTCCAAAAGCTGACTGGAAAGGGCATCGTCGCAAGTGATGATATCATTATTAACACCTCAAAGGGCGATAAGAGCATTACTCTGATTCGTGAAGGCGTTTCGTACAACATCCTGAACTGTTTGGATAAGAATACCGACTGGTTTACCTTAGCAAAAGGCGATAACATTTTCGCCTTTACTGCTGACAGCGGTGTTACGAATCTTCAGTTCAGAATTGAAAACAAAGTAATCTATGAGGGGGTATAACTATGGAACTTTTGGTCTTAAACACCGACTTTGAGTCCATAGCCGTCATAGATACTTACGAATCCATGATATGGACTGACCGGTATAATTCGTATGGAGATTTCGAGATATTCTTCGCTATGGATACACAACTCTTGCAGTATTTGAAAGAGGATTATTATCTGTGGCTGAAGGATTCGGAGCACTGTATGATTATTGAGGACATCAAGATCAATGCCGACACAGAAGAAGGAAATCATCTTATCGTCACAGGCAGATCATTGGAGTCTATTCTTGAACGCCGCATCATCTGGGGGCAGCGAATCTTTAACGGAAATCTTCAAAATGGCATCCAGACGATGCTAAACGAATGCATCATTTCACCGTCTATTGCTGATCGAAAGATTTCCAACTTTGTGTTCGTGCCTTCTGCCGACCCTAAAATTACAAGTCTGAAAATCGACAACCAATACACAGGTGACTGCCTGTACGATGTCGTCAAAGGACTTTGTGAGGAGAACAATATAGGGTTCAAGATCGTACTGACAGATGAAAACAAGTTTGCATTCAGTCTGTATGCCGGCGTTGATCGCTCTTATGAGCAGACAGAAAATCCGTATGTTGTTTTCTCTCCAAACTTTGAGAACATCATCAACAGCAACTATTATTCATCCAGAGCGAGTTTTCGAAATGTGACTCTGGTCGCAGGAGAAGGTGAAGGGGCAGCAAGGCGAACTGCTATCGTTGGCTCAGCCTCAGGGCTTGACCGGCGTGAGCTTTTTACAGATGCTCGTGACATCTCATCCGATACTGAGGACGGGACTCTTTCCGATGCAGAATATATGGCGCAGCTTCGGACAAAAGGTTTGAAGAATCTGGCAGACCATATTGTAACCACTGCATTCGAAGGAGAAGTTGAAGTTACTCGACTTTTCAAATACGGCGAGGACTTCTTTATCGGAGACATCGTTCAAATCGCCAATGAATATGGCAATGAGGGATCAGCTTACATTTCAGAGCTGGTCATCTCAAACAGTGAGGAAGGGTTGTCGATTTATCCGACCTTCAAAACTATTTCAAAGTAAGGAGGGAGAAACTGAATGAGCGTATCAAGCGGATTTTTCAATTCACTTAACGGTGACCGCAAATACAATGCTGCACAGATGTCAGCTATCTTTGATGGACTCATCATCGATGGTGTATTTGCTTCTATCGGAACCGCTTTTGCTGTGAAGGCGGCAGGCGGTCTTGCCGTGAATGTCGGTATCGGCAAAGCCTGGTTCGACCATACATGGACAGTCAATGACAGCATCCTGCCGATGACCGCCCCGGAAGCAGAGGTGCTTCTTGATCGTATTGATGCCGTGGTTCTGGAAGTAAACGGAATGGAATCAGTTCGTAATAACACTATCAAATTTGTCAAAGGTAATCCGTCCAGCGCACCGTCGAGACCGACTTTGACGAACGAGGGAAATGTCCATCAGTACCCTCTCTGTTATATTTACAGAAAGTACGGCACTGCGGTCATTAACCAAGCTGATATTACCCCTATGGTTGGCACAGAATCTACTCCATTTGTAACTGGCATTCTTCAGACGATCAGTCTGGACGAGTTGCTTGGCAAATGGCAGGATGAGCTTGATCGATTTACTGATGCACGATCTAAGGAAGTCGATGATTGGATTGCTCAGGAGGAAAGCGATTTCACGGCTTGGTTCAATAAAATGAAAGCGGACCTCCAACAGGAGCAGACCGTTCTTGACCAGTGGATCGCATCTGAACAGGCCGATTTCCTTGCCTGGTATAACCAGATGAAAGATCAGCTCAGCGGCGATGTCGCCGGTAATCTGCAACTTGAGATCGACAAGGAAGAGGTCAAACGGATTTTACTGGTTGGCTTCGAAGACGGAACCAAGGAGTTTTCAGATGATGGTACTGTTATCACTTCGACTGCGAGCGATGGTAGAACCTTGACGAAGACTTTTTCTGATGGATTCCTGACCATGACAAATGTGCTGAAAAGTGCAGCTGGAGCAGAAGTGGCGAGAGCCGTCAAAACTTTTGACTCCGATGGCAAGCTTATCAGCACCGTTGTAACTTATTCTTAAAGCGAAAGGAGAATAATCAAAATGGCAGAAGAAGATCTGATTTTCGGTAAAAACCGACATTTCTTTGGCGGCATTGAGCCGTCCAATATGCTGGCATTCAGCGTGGCTGTTGAGAGTGGCGTTGTGAAAGTCACAGCAACACTTCCTAACGACACGGTCGTGAACAACCAGACACTCTGCACCGTGGAAGGTGCGATTATCCGGAGGAAGACAACCGATTATCCTAAGGACGAGTTCGATGGTGATCTGGTCGCCAACATCAAAGCGTCCACTGTCTTCGCAGATAGTGGTGTATCTCCTACCGGAACTTACTACTATGCAGCATTCCCTTATACCACTCAGGGTGTGTATAACCGAAACAAGGCTAACCGTGTAGTCGTTAATGAACCGGAGCCGATGCAGGAGTTTTCCGCTAAGTCGGTGTATGTCTCAGCGTCTGATACCGTTAAGGTAGAAATTACGGCGAAGCTTCCGAGTGGCGTTGCAGGTGCAGTTATCCGTAGGAGCACGACCGGTTATCCTACCAGCGAGACTGAGGGTGAGCTATTCAAGAACATCACTGCAAACGGCACTTATACGGATACTAATGTGACGGTCGGAGTGGTGTATTACTATTCCGCATTCCCTTACACCAGTACCGGTGCCTATAATCGCAGCGAGGCAAACAGAACCAGCGTAACGCCGAAGGAGAGAGATTATCTGTTCGGTTATGATTTGGTGAAAGCGACTTCCAGCCCCACAGGACGAGTAACTTATCCTTCTGATGTGGATAATGCAGCGTTTACTCCGGCGGCTATGAATTTCAGCACTGGTAAGTTCAACTATGGTGGTTGGGCGTTTGATCCGGGCGAAAAGTTTATGCCGCGCCCCTGTATGCTAACTTACGCAGGTGTTGTAGATCACTATCTCAATCCTAACGACTATACCAAGAAGGTCAACGGCACCACATCCAAGGTTACGGATACTTCTTTCGGCGGCAACGCCATGATGGAATGGCCGAAGATCTATACAAAGCGTTGGGAATCGAATGGTGTTTACCATTTCCGCTGCTCCGATACTCCTCAGGACGATACTTGGGATTGCTGGTGTAACTATGACCGCAATAACAACCAGATCGATCATTTCTATACCCCCATCTATTTCGGTTCTCTGGTTTCCGGTAAGCTGCGTTCTATCAGCGGTGCAGCTAACAGCGTAAACACCACGGCGGCTAATGAAATCGCCTATGCAAAGGCAAACGGCAATGACTGGTATACCGAGGTGCTGGCTGACAGACTGCTGCTCCAGGATCTGCTGGTTATGATGGCTCGTTCTACCGAGTGTCAGACTGCATTTGGCTACGGACGGTGCAAGAGTTCCAATAGCAATGCTATTGCCCCCGGTACGATGAACACCAAGGGTATGTTCTGGGGTTCCAATGACCAGACTTCCGGCGTGAAGGTCTTCGGTATGGAGAATGTCTGGGGTAACCTGTGGCGTCGTACTGCTGGCTGGATCAATGCCAATGGAACGCAGAAGGTCAAGCTTACTCGTGGTACTCACGATGGTTCTACTGCAACCGACTACAACACAGACGGAAACGGTTATAAGACGATCGCAAATGCTACTCCGGCTGGCAGTTCCGGCGGCTACATCAGCAGCATGAAGACGGAAGCATTCGGACGGCTGCCTGTTACTGCAAGCGGTTCGAGCAGCACTTATGAGGCTGACGGCATGTGGTACAATAACAGCCAGGTCAATTACGCGTATGTCGGCGGCGGCTGGGGCAATGCCCTTGTGGTCGGTCCTTTCTACGCTTATCTGGACGGTGCGGCGTCCAGTTCGTACTCGAGCATTGGCGCGGCTCTCTCTTGTAAACCGCTTGCTGCTGCGTAAGCAGCGAGGAGAGGACGGGAGAACCTTAGGTTCGCCGGGTAAACGAAAACAATTAAATATTAGGGGTATACACTGCGCCCAGCGCGTATGTCGGCGGCAACTGGAACAATGACCTTATGGTCGGTCCTTTCTACGCTAATCTGAACAATACGGCGTCCAATTCGAACTCGAACAATGGCGCGGCTCTATCTTATCCATAAGAAGCTCTCTATAATGCAGTGTATGCCGCCATTTCAAAATGGCAAGAGATATCCGCATCTCTTCCTCACCACTTGGTGAAAATTAACTCGGTGCAAGCATCTGTGAGTAGCTGAGAATAAGTCGAAAGCGGATGAGAGGATAAGAGAGAACATGAAATCCTATAACCACTTGTACGAAAAAACAATATCCGAAACGAACCGACGGTACGCTCTGTCTCAAGCAAAGCACAGCAAGAGATTCCGTAAAATCATGAAACACCGGCACATGTCTGACGATGCCGCAGTTGAACAATCCTTAGACTGGATAGTCAACTACGAAAACGCCGAGCATGTGCCGGTTTACATTTATGATGGGATTACTCGCAAGGAGCGCACTATTATTGTCCCTACGATGGAAGAGTTGCTTGTTCAGCATTGCATCGTAAATGCCATGAAGCCGATGTTCTGCAAGGGAATGTACGAACACAGCTATGCCAGTCTTCCGGGCAGAGGTGCCCATAAAGGAAAGCTGGTTATTGAGAAGTGGATCAGGATTGACCCGAAGAATTGTAAGTATGTCCTCAAAATGGATATTCGCCATTTCTTCGATTCTATTCCACATGATCGTTTGAAAGCCAAGTTGAAGAAGACCGTTCATGACGAGAAGATGTTGGAGCTATTATTCCGCATTATCGATGTTACAGAGGTTGGTATTCCACTTGGCTTTTATACTTCTCAATGGCTTTCTAACTGGTATTTACAGGGTTTAGACCATTTCATCAAGGAGCAGCTCTGTGCCGTGCACTATATGCGCTACATGGACGATATGGTCATTTTCGGAAGCAACAAGAGGGTTTTGCACCGCATGAGGCAAGCAATTTCCGATTATCTGGAAATGGAGCTTGGCTTGGAACTTAAAGCGAATTGGCAAGTCTTTCGCTTTTCTTATGGCAACAACCAGGGGCGTGATCTGGACTTCATGGGCTTTCGTTTTTATCGTAATCGAACGATTCTTCGAAAATCCATTATGTACAAGGCCACGAGAAAAGCTCGCAAAATCTCCAAAAAGGAGAAAGCAACCATACTCGATGCTCGGCAAATGTTGTCTTATCTTGGGTGGATCGACTGCACCGATACCTATTTGATGTATCGGAAGTGGATAAAACCATGTGTTAGCTTCCAGCAACTGAAGCGAAAAGTTTCACGATATGACAAATACGATGAGAAGCGGGTATATCAAAAACTCGTCAGTCTTTACACTGCGAAAGGAGGAAAGTCGCATGGAGTTAAATTACAAATATGCCGAGAGCACAGTCCAACCGACTGCACTTGAGGTTACGGTTGGAACCGTATATCTCCGCAAGGACATTACAAGTATTACACGAACTTCAGAACAGGGCGATAAAACCACTTACTGGACTTATCAGGAAGCGGTGTTGACCCCTCAGGAGTTCAATGAATACACCAATCTGCTTATGGCTGAAAACGCCATTAAAGGTACAAATGATTCGGACAACATTGTTCAGCTCATGGCAGGTCAGGAAACTGGTGATTCCCAGCAGCTTGCTATCATGGAAGCAATTGCCGATCTGTATGATGCCGTCGCAGCAATGATTCCTGAATGAGGAGGTAGCAAAAATGGTCAATCTTTACGCCACGCTTATCATCAATAAGCGCAGAACCTTCGACCAGGTGCCTGAAAAATTTAAGGCAGATGTCGAGGCAAAATTGTTAGAATATGGCTACGATACCAACGGCGATCTTATCGCTGAGGAGGAGTAACCATGTTTTATATTTTATCCAAAATTTTGATAGGAGGTAACAACATGGTAGCACTGTACGTCGCACTCATCATCGCAGGTCGTCGGACCTTTAATCAGGTTCCGGCGAAGTTCAAGGCTGCTGTCAAGGCTGATCTGGAAGCTCTCGGTCTTGACGAAAATGGTAATCCTGTGGATTAACCGAAATTGGCAGGGAGTCTACTTTGCGGTGGGCTCCCTCGCCTAATTAAAAGAGGTTTGGGGTGATATTTCCTACAAGCTTCTTAATTCATTTATGACTTCAAGGAGGATGATACATGGAAATGGAACCCTGGCTGCAAACGCTATTAACCATTTTGGGGACGATACTTGCTTCTTCTGGATTTTGGGCATATATCCAAGAGCGAAGCAAACGAAAAGCTGCTGAGAATACGCACAACAATCTTGAAACGCAAATGCTCATTGGTTTGGCTCATGATCGCATTATCTATCTCGGTATGGCCTACATCGAGAGGGGCTACATTACACAGGACGAGTATGAGAATCTGTATGAATACTTGTACAAGCCTTATGAAAAATTAGGCGGTAACGGTTCGGCTAAGCGAATCATGACAGAAGTCGACCAACTTGCGATTCATAAATCAACTTACAATGCTTGAATTGGAGGTGAGATTATGAGTTATTCTGTTTCTGGCACAATGATTACTTTGACTCGGGGTGATACTTTTTCGGCGCTTATTACGATTACTGATCTAAATGACAATCAGTATATTCCCATGAATGGTGATCGTATTCGATTTGCCATGAAGAATGACTATAATGATGAAACTCCTCTTCTTATCAAGGAGATTCCGATTGACACGATGATCTTGACCCTCAATCCGGAAGATACAAAACATCTTCCCTTCGGAAAGTACGTCTACGACATTGAATTAACGAAGGCCACAGGAGAAGTTGATACTTTCATCACAAAAGCAATTCTTAAGCTAACGGAAGAGGTGCATTGACATGAGTAGCATAAAAGCGTTTGAGTGCCTTACTGGTCATATCTCTGGACTATGCACATTATCTGGTAAATTAACTTGCTTTGGAAGTTTGTCTGGCAAGCTGTCTGCTGTGATAGATTTTAATGCTTATTCTGGAGAATATGAAGTGGTGCCGAACGCTTTTAACACTCAGGTCTTGCCAACAGCCAATAAAGTGCTTAAGAAAGATATTGTTGTTCAAAAAGTCCCATATTTCGAAACCAGTAACAACTATGATGGGGTTACGGTTTATATTGCAGAGGAGGTTAATCAAAATGCCTAACCAAAACGTTAATAAGGTTATTTATGGCGGTCGTGTTCTCATCGACCTTACTGGCGACACCGTAGACCCCAGTAAACTTCTCAAAGGATCTAAAGCTCACGACAAGAGTGGAGTTCAAATTGAAGGTGCTTGCACATTTGATGTTGATTCTACGGATGCCACCGCTGTCGCTGCTGAAATCTTGTTTGGAAAGACTGCGTATGTAAGTGGCAATAAACTAACTGGCACAATGAAAAACAATGGTGCCGTTACTAAGAAGATCACCACCAGAGACGAGGAAGTTACAATTCCTCAGGGTTTCCACGATGGCAGCGGTAAAGTGGGAATCGACGCAACTGAAAAAGGCAAGCTGATTGCCAACAATATTCGAGAGGGCGTAACTATCCTCGGCGTTGAGGGTACAATGTCCGGCTCGGAAAACATGAAACCACAGGCTAAGACAGTTACACCGTCCACCGCGAAGCAGACGATTCTGCCTGATACAGAGTATAACTGTTTGTCTCAGGTAGAAGTTGAAGCTATTCCTTATGTGGAAGCAGATAATCCTGCTGGAGGAGTGACGGTAACGATTGCGGGGTGAGAGTAAATGGCTGTAAATAAGGTCGTTTACAATCGCCGGACACTAATCGATCTGACCGCCGATACCGTCAGCAAAGAAACTCTTAAAAAGGGATTTACAGCTCATCAAGCCGATGGTACAATGATTACCGGTGAGTTTATTGGCGATGATTACGATGAAATTGACCGAATTCTTACAGCCGGTTTAACGGATGGCTATAAACATTTTTCGGACGATGGTACAATCATCAGCACAATCGATTCACAGGGTCGAACACTGGTTAAGACTTTTTCAAATGACTTTTTGACCTGTATCACGGTTCTAACTGATCCGGACGGGAATGAACTTGGTCGTACTGTGAGGTCTTTTTCTGACAATAGCAGCACGATTATTACTACCGACTCTAAAGGACAGAAGCTTGTTAAGAAGTTTTCGAATAACATGCTTAACATGGAAGCGGTTCTTACGGATGCTGCTGGTAAGGAGCTTGCCCGTCTTACAAAGGTCTTTTCCGCAGATGGGAAGGACATCACTTCGACCGTGGTTTATGGGAAATAAGATGCAATTTGAAGCCGTTGCGTGTAGGTTATTTCTGCATTATTCCTACACTTTGGCTCAAAAAGCCAGTAATTACGGGATATTTTGCTTCTATTATAGAAACTCATCACAGTCTAATCACTTCTAAATCCCTGCAATTACGCTGTTTCCAGAGTGGTTAGAAGTGGATAAATGCCGAGAAATGTAGGTAACTCGTGCATTATTTCTACACTACTCATGCATCTATATTCCTACACAAAGTCAGCCTCCTCGTTGTGCTGAGTGCCTTTGTTGGTGCTCCCACTTCGGGGAGGCTTTTCTTTGTTTTTACAAGCTATTTTATTTTTTCGATTTCATCTTTCAACCACTCAAATTCTCTCTGGGTGTAAACCTTTTCGGTGATGTCAGAGATCTTGTGACCGACCATATATTTGATTGCGTACTCGTCAACGCCGTACTTCTTAGCCATCGTCACAAAATGTTTACGACCATCATGCGGTCTATGCTCAGGGTTCAAATTCAATTCGTCTCGAATCATACCAAAGCCTTTTTGGTATCGAGCATAAGTAAGTGCAGTGTTTTTGCTACGAGCATTCGAATTAACATAGTTGAGCAGGTACAGACTTCCAAGTTCCTGAGCCTCTTTATATTTTCGCTCAACCAAATGACGAATCTTCGAGTGAATTGGAACCACACGATCTGTACCGGCATCTGTTTTGATACCGCCTCGGAAAGTCCAGTTTTCCAAATCCACATTCTTTAATTCCAGCAAACCAAGTTCCTGGGGTCGCCAACCAGAATAGCACTGAATGAGCAGGACATCTACAAGCATTTTATCATCAGCGTGTTTCCAAAGCAAGTCCATCTCTTCGTCCGTAAAAGGAATATGCTCATTCTTAACTGTGACGATTTCTTTGATGGTTTCCTCACTGAGGTTAAAAGTTCGCGAATAGTTCCGGTCAACAAGCTCATACTCCAAGGCATAATCCAACATCAAGTTAAACAAAGACTTAATCTGGTTCTTCATGGATGCACTTGGTGTTTTTTCTTTGCCTCGAACCTTCGATATGCCTTCATCCATACAACCTTTTACATGACGAGCGCGGACATCTTTGACTCGCATATCATATACGGCCGAGCAATACCCCCATGCTGAAGCTACCGAACGAGTGCTTTTAACTGTCTTCTCGTATTCGGCAAGCCATTTCTCGTAAAGCTCTTTCATAGTGATAGACGGTTCAAGGTCGTAAGGGTTCTTATTGTACTCGACGAGAGCAGCGTATGCATCGTTGTATGTTGGAAAATAGGACTCCGGTTTAAGAGGTTTACAGATAGGCCGTCCGTTCGAATCCTTTCCGACACTTATCATAGCTCGAAATGGATTGCGGAGATTCCGATTCTTGATCTCACTGATCTGCCCGAAACCATTTGGCAGTCTACGGCGTTTATTGTTCTTATTTCGAGGTTTTCTTGGCTTTATATTTGGCTGTAATGGAAACCCACAGTGAGGACAAGAAACTGCTTTGTCGCTTACTTGTAATTCGCATTCAGGACATTTTATCAGCATTATTATCACCTTCCCCATTGATTTGCTATTAGTAATCATATATCATAAGTGTAGGAATGTCAACTCCTACATTCCAACTTTTCTTATTAGTTTAGGGAGAAATGAGATATGATTAGTGATAACCAATCAATTTGCCCCAAATGTGGAGGGCAGCTTAAATACTACGATCATGTTCAAAGATTGGTACGGACGAAATTCGGAAACAAAAAATGGGTAGCTATTAGAAGGCTTCGGTGCTGTAAATGCCATGCAGTTCATCGAGAGCTTCCTGACTTTATATTTCCGTATAAACAGTATGAATCAGACATTATTATCGGCGTGCTCGAAGGTCTTATTACTTGTGAAACTTTGGGGTTTGAAGATTATCCTTGTGAAATGACTATGATTCGCTGGCGCTTGTTTCCACCGAGGTTGTTTTTACTAACAGCCGTTCCTAACCTAAAATAGCGATTGAAAGGAGGCAAACGCCAATGGAAGAAATTATATTTGCATCGGGGTCTGTCCCGGTGGCAGTTGCAGCACGAGTCTACGGGAAAGACGCATCCTGGATTCGAGCCGGCATCGTATCTGGGTGGCTGCCGATCGGAAAAGCTACTCGGAGTGGGAAGCTCGTTACGAATTTAGAGGAAATGAACTCTAAGTACGGACGCATCAACTTTTATATTTCGCCTAAGCTCCTCTGGCAGGAGACCGGCTATATATGGAGGGGTGAACGCGCATGAGTACATTGATACGACCAGAACTTTCCGAGACTAATCGTTACTGGATCGAGAAACACCGCTATTACGAATTGAAGCATTTCTGCTTGCAATACCCGTTGTGGCGTCATGCGTACAATTCGTTGATAGACTATCCGGGTTCATGGCCTCAATTAGTGCCGCCCTGCAAAACGAATGTTGTTAGTGATCCCGTTACCAAGCACATTGATGAGAGGCTGTACTATGCCGATCGCATGAAGATGGTGGAACAGGTTGCAAAAGAAACGGACGAAGAGCTTTCATGTTATATTTTGGAAGCTATAACGGAGGGTATTTCATACGACCATTTGAAAGCCAGAACCAGCATCCCATGTTGCAAGGATGTTTATTACGACTTGTACAGACGGTTTTTCTGGCTACTTAGTAAGGAGAGACAGTAATGAAGATTGTAGATATTGCAGTGAAAAAAGTCTATCGCTTCAACTGCCCGAATTGCCAGAGCAGGCTTGAAGCCGACAGCAGTGAGCTGACAGACATCGGAGGTAAAGTAAGCAAGTTCTATTGCCCCGTATGCCGTAAAGACCGATATATAACCTGGTCTGACTTACGGAAGAAGATCGTCTACGAGGGTTCGCAAGAATAACAGTGTCCTTTATGGAGAAGTGAGAGCTGATGCACTATAGCATTGGCTCTTTCTTTTTCTAACTTAGATTAAAACCCGGATGGAGGTGACAGGTATATGTGTTAAATTAGTATCTGGAAAAATCCCCGGGTTGAAATTTTTGAAAAACAATTTGAAAGGAGATCACCGTGGAAGTTGTCTATGTAGTTGTCGGAATTATGATTGGGTTTGTCGTCTCATCTATCATTCGCCGAAAACATCCAGTTGGTTTTCTGCGTATTGACAAGTCTGATCCGGACGGACCCTATCTTTTTCTTGAACTGAAAAAGAGCGTTAATGAAATTATAGCTCAAAGAACTATCCTATTGGAAGTGAAGCGTGAAGACTTTATTCCGCACAAATAACACTTCCTTTTATGGAACCCTATTAAAACGAAAGGAGAAACGAATATGGGTGAAGAAAACAGAAGTTTGTTGGAAGAGGAGATCAAAGCCGAAATTAAGCGCTTGGGATCTCTCGAATCTGGAAGCCAGGAGCATACCACGGCAGTGGATAGCTTGACGAAGCTGTACAAACTGAAGCTCGAAGAGGATAAGAATACCTATGAGCGTCTGGACAAGATCGAGAATCGTGAAATCGATCAGGAGTCCAAGACGGCTCAAATGGCAGAGTCTGTCAAAGATCGATACTTCAGATTTGGTATGGCTGCCGCTGAGCTGGTGCTGCCGTTGATGTTCTACGGCGTTTGGATGAGACGAGGTTTCAAGTTCGAACAGGACGGAACTTTCACCTCCCAGACATTCAGAGGTTTATTCAGTCGATTCAGACCGACTAAGAAATAAACCGGTTCCAAAAGCGGAGAGTTCGTGTATGCAACACGTTCTCTTCGTTTTTCTCCTGCTCGAAATTTACAAGGGCTATTGTGAGAGATGTAAAAGTGCTTTTTATCTCTTGATAAAATACTGATGGCCGCTATACTTAATAGTGCCACACAATATCAAGGAGGTAATTTGCAATGAGCTTTTTTAACGACGCGCAGAGAGACGGTTTACTTACTGGACGGTATATTTGCAGTGAATGCGGGGGACTTATGGAATTTGAAGACGAGTGGGAAGATACTTTAGTATGTCCTGCTTGCGGTCACTCCGTCGATTTAGAGCATTATGGTATGGAGAACGATGAAGAATATGATGCTCTATATCCGACCAGAGATCAAATCTGCGACGACTAATTAAGACTATTAGCAAAAGGGAAGGAGTCCTGACGAGGGCTCTTTCTCTTTTCTCTTTATAGGTGATGGATATGCGATACCACTTTGACAAACCGGAAATTTACTTGTCCTTGTATGGCGAGCGTTATATTTGCGAGCATCCGGTTTACAATAGCTGCACTCTCTACAGAATTGAGAAAAGAGGTTTAGCAGTAATTCAGCAACGATTTGACTCCGAGACGAAAAGTACATGGTGGAGCGAAGTTGACCCTTGGATTACTGACGCTTTATATTTGCACCCTGATTTTCGAGAATACTTTGAAATGAGGGCTGGGGTGTGTACGGACGGAATATACCCCACTGTAACGGTTCGCCAAATTATGTGGGCATTAAAAATGAAACCAATTCAGAAAGAACGATGGGAAACCGTATTCGATAGACGGGATATCTAAGCGCAAAAAACGCATCTCCCTTTATGAAAACCATTGAATTTTGAAGGGAGACATGGATTATGAAAACACTAAAGAACAAGCTATATGCTGTAGTATTACTTATTTGTGGGTACTTACCGGTACTTATTGACAAAGATGCAACAGTGTTAGTATTCTTTGCGTTTATCGCAATACCGTTGTTCTTTGCAAAAGAAAACTGGATTTATTGAGGATTGAGCCGCTAACAACGGCTCTTTTCTTTTCGCCAAAATTACAGCTCCTGTTATGGAAAACGATGCTATTTGAAAGGAGTAAAAGGAGCATGGACGAAATGAAAATTGGTTCTAAATTCACTACGAGCATTATCTCGAAATTGGCGAGTTTGGCAATCCGAAAGAAATTTGGTTATGATGTAAAACTGAATTTGAATGAGGTAAAAGCCACAGTCGTTGACGGAAAGACGCATGTTCATCTGGATATAGATGCCGATCTTGAGAAAGATGAACTTACTAAAATCCTGAAAAGTATTGGTTTGTAAAATCTGAAAGGAGCTGCTAACAACGGCTCTTTTCTTTTGCCGCGCGAAATTTACAAGTCTTATTATGAGAGACGGGTTAGCTCAGTTGGTAGAGCGCCACACTTCCGTGGAGGTCGTCGGTTCGAATCCGATACAGTCTCTCTTGCTTTTTATTTTCGCATGAAAGGAGAAAAGACATGAGCATCGATCAGCTTGATTTAATCTTGTATGACATGTACCGCATGGACGCTTGGCTGCCGCCTTTGTTTGGTAAATGGACTGAAGATTATAAAAAAGCGAGTTACTCACAATGGGCTGTCGACGAGCTCAGAGATTTTATCGCCGAACGGCTTTACCCTCGAAAAGAAGGGTCTATTGATGAATTCTGTAAGCTCACGCATGAATTCATGATGAAGACCGCTAAGTATGCGAGGGTAAATCCAAACACAAGTCTTATGTTTCGATCTGCCAGTGAAATGGCAGCGAACATTTTAGACCTTCTAAGGGCTATGGAATAACAAAAACATGAAAGGAGAAAAGACATGAGCAAAAACCAAGCAATTCAAAAGTTGCTGCATAAGTCGGGGCTTTGCATCAGGAAATACTCGCCTGTTGCTTTGTCTTTTGTAGCATCAGCCGGCGTTGTGGTTACTGCAATCGCCGCAGCCAAAGCGACCCCACGAGCAGTAGCGTTAGTTTATGCAGACAGTCGCAAAAAGCATGATGGCGATCCATATGCGTACACCAAGAAAGAGGCGTTCATCGCTGCATGGAAATGTTATATTCCGGCAGTGGCATTTGGAGCTTCTACTATCGCTTGCATTATGGGTGCCAATGCCCTAAACCGACGCCAACAGGCAGCACTAACAAGTGCGTATGCGCTCGTCCAAAGTTCTTATAAGGAGTATAAAGATAAGCTGAAAGAACTCTATGGCGAAGAAGCTCATAATGCCATCATAGATTCTATCGCCAAAGAAAAGTGCAAGGACATCAGCATATCTGCGAATGGAGGTTGGTACGATTCTTCCCTCGATTTTGGTGAAGGCATGGAACCAGAAGTCTCCCGCACTTTTTACGATAGCTTTTCGCAAAGATATTTTGAGTCAACCATCGAAAAGGTCATTCAGGCTGAGTACCATCTGAACCGCAATTTCATGTTCGCAGGGGTCATCCCACTTAATGACTTTTATGAGTTTCTTGGACTTGAAAAGACGGAACTCGGAGACGCTGTTGGATGGTCAAACTGTAATGGTGATATTTATTGGATCGACTTTAATCATCACCGACTCACTTTGGATGACGGCATGGAGATCTATGTCATTGACATGGTTTTTGAGCCGACAGCCGAGTGGATGGAAGATCTGTAAGTTCGCAAAAAATACATTTCACTTTATGAAAACGAAAAGGAGGTTTCGCTTTATGAATAATGCAAAATTAGTTAAAATCCTGGGTCTTGTCGCTACCGCAGTAGGTATGGGGGCTACGCTCCTCACTGACTGGGTGAACGAGAAGAAGATGGAAGAAAAAATTGATGAACGCATCAATGAGAAGCTTGCCGCACTTAACGATGAAGAAGACGAGGAGTCCTAACAAGGGCTCTTCTTCTTTATTCGAACGATATGTGCGATGCAAGCACGGCTGTTTCGATTATTCAACGATATGTTGACGAGCACCTGTTCAGTCCATCGTTCACATGGCCAAAGTATGAATTCAGAAAAAGGTCGTATCAGCAATGGGCTGCATATGAAATCTGTGATCGAATCATGGACAAGCCTTTCGACGATCCAATCACCGTCATCGAAAACTTCATGTTCGAGATGGCTATGTATGCTTGTTACGGCGAGGACGAGCAGCGTAGCTTTATATTTCAGAGTGCAGTCGAAACAGCCGAAGAACTAAGTTTACTATTTGTTTAACCGAAAGGAGAAAATCATGCCTAAACAAAGTTTAGCAAGCATTGCCAAGAGTGTACGGACGGCAATGAAAAAACATAGTCCTGAAATTCTCACCGGTATCGGAATTGCCGGCATGATTACCACCACTGTTATGGCGGTAAAAGCAACCCCAAAAGCTCTGATTCTGCTTGAAGAGAAAAAAGATGAGCTGGATACGGATAGACTTGAGCCGAAAGACATCATCAAGACAGCTTGGCCTTGTTATATTCCGGCAGCTGTTGTAGGCTCCATCTCTGTCTTCTGCCTGATTGGAGCAAGCTCGACTAATCTTCGTCGGAATGCTGCTCTGGCAACGGCGTATACCCTTTCAGAGTCTACTTTGAAGGAGTATCAGGAAAAAGTCGTTGAGACAATTGGTGAGAAAAAGGAACAGTCCATTCGAGACTCTGTGTCGAAAGACAAGATGGTTAAGAACCCTGTTCGAGAAGTGATTCTCACTGAAAGCGGCGGCAACACGATCTGCTATGATGTCTTGTCCGGACGATATTTCAAGTCTGACAGAGACAAAATCACCCGGGTAATGAATGAACTGAATCGTCAGATGCGTGACGAAATGTATGTCACGCTGAACGATTTCTACTACGAACTCGGTTTGGATGGAACTAAGATGGGCGATATGCTCGGATGGAACATCGATAAGGGTTACATTGACCTTGCATTCTCATCGCAGCTGGATGCAAACGGTACCCCCTGCCTGGTGATTGATTATCAGGTTGCTCCGGTTTATGACTACCAGTAAGCTACCACGCGAAATTTACAACTTATTTAATGGAAGAACATTCCACAATTTCACACATTTGAAAGGAGATTTCACAATGAACAACAATGAGATTATGAACAACGAGGTCGTTGAAGCTACCGAAGAGGTTATCGAGAACGCTGGCTTGAGCAAGGGCGTAAAGATTGCTGCTGGTATCGGCTTGAGCGTAGTTGTAGGCGTGGTCGTCTACAAGTATGTAGCAAAGCCGGTAATTGCAAACATCAAAGCCCAGATCGAGCAGAAGAAGATGGCTGCTGAGGAGAAGACGGTTATCTTGGAAGAATCCGAGGTTGTCACTGAAGACAACTGAAAATGCGAATTTGAGAAGTTCGGATAAGGGAGAGTACCTGTAACAAGGTGCTTTCCCTTTTTCTTTATCTCTCGAAAGGAGGAAAAAATATGCAGCAGTACCAATATGACGGTCCGGTTATGCGATTTGATGATTGCGTTCAACATCGCTGGAAGGCAACTACTGTTGCTCCGACGGAAGCGAAAGCGAAGAGCAATCTCGCCTATCGATATAAAAAAGAAAACGGCTTGATGCCGAACACAAAAATTACTCTGCCCGGTAAGCTGATTCCGGCATAAGAAAGGAGATCACCCAGTGGAAGATTACAAATCTAATTCTGATAAGGCTCGTCAGGAGCAACAGTCAGAAAAGAAAGTCGAGGCGGTTATTACCGGGGCTGCAAAAACTCGAAAAAAAGGCGAGATGCAAAAATTCGCAGATGTCTTTATTGCAGAAGATGCAAACAATGTCAAATCTTATATTTTGATGGAGGTCATTGTGCCTGCTGTCAAGAAAGCGATTTCTGACATTGTCACTACCGGTATTGACATGATTCTGTACGGCGAGGCAGGTCGCAGCAAGAAAAACGGAACGGCATCTAAGGTGTCTTATCGGAACTACTACGATCAAGGCACAGACAGAGTGCGTGCAGGTTCCGTCGGCAATAGACGCAATACACCTGACTATGATGATATTCTCTTCGATACTCGTGGAGATGCAGAAGCGGTTCTCGATGCAATGAACGATATTATCAGTCAGTACGGAACGGTGAGCGTATCCGATTTCTATGATCTCGCTCGCGTTCCCAATGATAACTTCACTATGAACCGCTATGGTTGGACAAATATTGGCGGTGCAACTGCGGTACGAGTTCGAGATGGTTATATTCTGAAGCTGCCTCGTGCTATCCCGCTGAATTGAAAGGAGAAAATGTAATGCTTGAATGCAAAGTTTGTGGCACTAAGTTTAACGCCATTATCGAGAGACATTATATTGCTCGTGATAACGGAAAGACTGGTTTGGCAGTTGCCTTTGGCTCTACTGCCGAAGAAAGTTTATATGACACATTTGATTGCCCGATGTGCGGCTGTCAGGTAATTGCTAAGGAGCGTAAGCGTGACTATATTCCGTTTATTTCTACCGATGAGGAGGATGCAGATGATGACCAGATCTGAGACTCTCGATAAAGCAAAGGCTTGCGTATGTGGGCAGAGAGAGAACGAATACGGCTCTCCGGAAGATAACTTCACTGCTATTGCAGGCTTCTGGAGCGTCTATAAAGGCGTTGAATTTACCGCAAATGATGTTGCCATGATGATGGCACTTCTTAAGATCGCACGAATCAGAACAGGAACGGCTACGGACGACAGCTATGTCGATTTGGCTGGATATGCTGCCTGTGGTGCTGAAATCAACTCTAAAAACTGAAAAGGAGAATAACAAACCATGAAAAATAAAACTGAAATTTTGAAGAGCGTGAACGGCGTGACTTCCAAGGCCGTTATGAAGCTCAAGAAGCACAGCCCCGAGATTCTCGTTGTGGCTGGTATTGCCGGTACGGTCGTAAGTGCCGTTCTCGCTTGCAAGGCCACCACTAAGGTAGCAGAGATTCTCGATGAAACTAAGGGTACTCTCGATACCATCCATGAGGGAATGGAAACCGGTGCAATCAATGGCCAGGAGTATACGAACGAGGATGGCAAGAAAGACACGGTTGTGGTCTATGCGCAGACCGGAATGAAGCTCGCAAAGCTTTATGGTCCTGCCATCATTCTTGGCACTCTGTCCATCACCAGTATTCTGGCATCTAACAATATTCTGCGTAAACGCAATGTGGCTCTTGGTGCTGCTTATGCTGCAATCGATAAGAGCTTCAAGGAGTATCGTGGTCGAGTTATCGAGCGTTTCGGCGAGCAGGTCGATACCGAACTCAAGTATGGCATCAAGGCGAAGAAGTTCGAAGAAATCGAGGTTGATCCCGAGACCGGCAAGGAGAAGAAAGTTAAGAAGACCGTGATGGTCGCCGATCCTAATCTCCAGAGCGATTATGCTGTATATTTCGACAGCAAGAGCCGCAACTACGAAACCAATCCCGATTACAACCGCATGTTCCTCAAGGCACAGCAGGCATTTGCAAACGACAAGCTTCAGACCCGTGGTCACCTCTTCCTGAATGAGGTTCTGGACGATCTTGATCTTCCTCGTACCCCTGCTGGTCAGATTGTCGGTTGGACAAAGGATGGTCCGGACGGCTACGTTAATTTCCGAATCGTTGAGGTAGAGCGTGAGACCGAGGATGGTCGTCATGAGCCGGCGCTTCTTCTCGATTTCAATGTTGAGGGCAACATCTGGGAAAAGATGTAATCAATCACCTTCAGACTTGGACTGGGGTGATATTTTTAATGTAAAGGAGTTTTAATAATGCGCATCAAACCACGAGCGATAGCCACCGTTCTCTGCATGATATTCTTTGTTGGTTTTGCAGTATGCGGCGTGGTTCGCTCTACAGATAAAGAAACATTGGAGATTAAGCAATCTTATCCGGTTCTTGCGGAGGCAGAGCCGATGATTATGGCTGATCTTCTGATGGAATCTCCTAACTTAACGCCTGAGGTTGAGAAAGAGCCAGACTACCCTCTTACACAAGAAGAAATCGACCTCATAGCACTCGTAACCATGGGTGAAGCTGAAGGAGAAACAGAACTGGGAAAACGCTTAGTCATTGATACAATTCTTAACCGTATTGACCATACATCTTTCCCGGATACTGTGTACGATGTTATTTATCAACCCAATCAGTTCAGCGTAATGTGGAACAGCAGGATTGACCGTTGTTATGTCATGCCTGAGATTGTTGAGTTGGTAAAGGAAGAACTTTTGGAACGGACAAATTACGATTGTGTGTTCTTCATGGCCGGAGGATACAGCAAGTATGGTGAGCCTTTGTTTCAGGAGTGTTGTCACTACTTTTCGAGTTATGACTGAAAGGAGAACATAAAATGAAAGCTTTGTTTTCGTACATTCTTTCCACTATGGCAGGGCTTTGTCTCGTAGGAGGCATTGCTGTTCTCTCTGGTGGAAAGGAGTAAATGATGGATATTTTGGATGATTTCATCTCAACCGTCGACGCCATGCTGGACAGTCGGCGGAAAAGACACATTACTGGCGGGATTCTCCTGAGTGCAGCATTGCTGTTCGGAGGTCTCGCCATTACTGTTGTCACAATTCAAACTGACGAGGAGGAATACGAAGATGAGTAAAACCGGTTTTGCCATGTTCTTAGCTGGGGCTACAGTAGGCGCCGCAGCGACGTGGCTTTGTCTTAGACGGTATTACGAGCAGATCACGCAGGAAGAGATTGATTCTGTGAAGGCCGCATTTGCCGAAAGAAAGCCCGTAAACACTAATCTTGCCAAGAACGAAAAGAGCAATGAAAAGCAGGAGGAGAATCAGCATAAGGCGGATATTGCCAAGCTGAAACCCGACCTGGTGAATTATGCTGCCAAGCTTCAGGAAGAGGGCTATACCAATTACACGGAGCACAGCAAGAAAAATACTGAAGGGAAAAAGGATGATCCTATGCCCAATGAACCTTATGTCATCTCTCCGGACAATTATGGTGAGAATGACAATTACACGCAGATCAGTCTGGTCTATTATGCTGGTGACGGAGTCCTTGCCGACGATGAAGATGAAGTCGTCGAGGATATTGAGGCCACTGTTGGCGAGGACTTTGCTGAACATTTCGGGGAGTATGAGGACGATTCGGTCTTTATTCGTAATGACCGTCTGAGATGCGATTATGAAATTCTAAGAGACAATCGCTCTTTCTCCGATGTGGCTGAAGGCTCCAACTACTAATAGGAGGATCGAATGACTGAATTTGAGCTGAACAATGAATATTTTGAGTGGATGTGTCAGCTCGTATGTAACGAACGATATAGCCGGAGGCTGTCTTATCAGAAGCTTCTTCGTCATCTGCATAATATTGATTTTCAATATATGCTGCCGATGGACGGAAATCGAGCAGAAGATGGGATAGACCTCCGGTATCGTTTTGGTTATGAAAAAGAATACGAGGGTCCTATGATTGCCAGTTATCTGGATAACCGCCCTTGCAGTGTATTGGAGATGCTTATTGCCTTAGCGTTTCGTTGTGAAGAACATATTATGACCGACCCAGATATCGGCAATCGCATGGGACAGTGGTTCTGGAACATGATTGTCAGTCTGGGTTTAGGGTCGATGAGTGATTCTCGATTTGATGCGGCGTATACGGACGACGTAATATCTCGATTTATGAACCGCAAATACAAGCGAAATGGCGAAGGCGGTTTGTTTACCGTCGAACGCTGCAAGTATGACATGAGAACTGTCGAAATCTGGTGGCAGATGAATTGGTATTTGGACAGCATCCTATAAGGGAGAATTACCATGATTCATACACAAGTGTACGGGTTTTTTCAGACATGCTTACCCGACCAGGCAAAGGAGGTAAAAGAATACTTCCCAAATGGTAAAAACAGCATTCGAATTCGCAAAACCAACGGACAGGAATTTATATTTTCGTTGAGAGAGCCGAAGGCTTGGAAGTTTGAAACGATCGATCAATTTCTTGCCGACATGAAAGGAGAAAAGAAACATGGATGAAATGATTCGTTATATTTTCGGCAGTCTTCGCTGCTCCGAAACTGCGATGCGTGTATTTGCTAAGACGCTCAGAAAGCAGAGGTCTTTCAATCGCAGCACCGTCATGGTTGCCACAATTATGACTGTGAACATGCTTATCCAGGACTTGGAGATTCGCAGTATGCGTGATGAGATCGGGAACCTTAAAAACGAAATCAAGGAGCTTAGAAAAACGGAAGGAGACTAAAGAACTTCGATGATCGACTTTTTAATGATTTCGACCCGTAGTACGAAGCGTGGTGTAATAGAAATCTATCCGAAGTTTATCATTAAGAAAAGCTCCGACCTGATGATTAGAGGCGGTGACTTCTATGCTATTTGGTTAGAAGACCGAGGTTTATGGTCTACGGACGAGCAAGATGCACTCCAGCTTATTGACCGGGAACTTGACAAGTATGCAGAGGAAAACCGCAAAAACTTTGATTCAAGTATTAAAGTTCTGCACATGTGGGATTCCGAATCCGGAATGATCGATTCGTGGCACAAATACTGTCAAAAGCAGATGCGAGACTCTTTCCACATGCTTGATGAGAAACTTATATTCTCCAATACTCCGACGAACAAAAAAGACTATGCAAGTAAGCGGCTGAACTATCCTCTTGAGGAAGGGACCACGGATGCATGGAATAAGTTGATGTCCACAATTTACTCTGAAGAAGAGCGAACGAAAATTGAATGGGCTATTGGTTCTATTGTCTGTGGAGAGTCGAAGAAATTGCAGAAATTTATGGTTCTGTATGGTGCAGCAGGTACGGGTAAATCTACGGTTCTGAATATTATTCAGCAGCTCTTTGAGGGATATTACTCGGTCTTTGACGCTAAGGCACTGGGTTCATCCAGTAACTCCTTTGCATTGGAGGCATTCAAGACGAATCCGCTTGTGGCGATTCAGCATGATGGTGATCTGTCTCGTATTGAGGATAACACTCGACTGAATAGTTTGGTTTCTCACGAGCTGATGACAGTAAATGAAAAGTTCAAATCGACCTACGCAAACCGCTTCAAGTGCTTCCTGTTCATGGGCACCAATAAACCGGTCAAGATTACGGACGCAAAGTCAGGTCTTATCAGACGATTGATCGATGTGTCCCCTTCCGGAAACAAATTAAGTCCCAAGGAATACAAGGCGGTGACAAAGCAGATCGAATTTGAACTCGGTGCAATTGCTTATCATTGCCAGGAAGTCTATCTGGAGAATCCGGGCAGATACGATGATTATATTCCCGTGACGATGCTTGGTGCATCTAATGATTTCTATAACTTCATTATTGATTCTTACCATGTCTTCAAGAAAGAAGACGGGACAACTCTCAAAGCCTCATGGGAGATGTATAAAACCTATTGCGATGAGGCAAAAGTTACCTTCCCATTCTCTCAGAGGATATTTAAGGAGGAACTGAAAAACTATTTCCGGGATTACAAGGAGAGGTTCAATCTCGATGACGGAACTCGTGTGCGAAGTTATTACATTGGTTTTCGAACCGAGAAATTCGAGGATAAGACACTTACCGAGCAAGACGAGCCTGAGCATAAACTGATCGAGTTCTTAAAACAGAAATCGGTATTTGACAGAGAATGCGCAGATTGTCCTGCTCAGTATGCTTCGGCTAAAGAGACACCAACTTCCAAATGGGATGAAGTTTCTACTAAGTTGAGCGACCTGTCCACATCCAGATTGCATTATGTGAAAGTCCCGGAGAACCATATTGTTATCGACTTTGATATTCAGGATATGGACGGCAATAAGTCGTATGAACTGAATCTCAAAGAAGCGAGTAAATGGCCGCCGACCTATGCTGAACTCAGCAAAAGCGGTCAGGGCATCCACCTTCATTATATTTATGCTGGTGATGTCAGCAAGCTCAGCCGAGTGTATGACGATCATATTGAAGTGAAGGTCTTCACCGGTAAAAGCTCGCTGCGCAGAAAGCTGACAAAGTGTAATGATCTGCCTATCGCAACGATCAACTCGGGTTTACCACTGAAAGGAGAAAAACAAGTGATAAATTTTGAAGGGGTGAAGAGCGAGAAAGGGCTTAGAACGCAAATCAAGCGAAATCTGAACAAGGAGTACCATCCAGCAACAAAGCCCAGTATCGACTTCATTTACAAAATTCTTGAGGATGCTTATGCAAGCGGACTCAATTATGATGTGACTGATATGCGTAATGCTGTCTTGGCATTTGCAGCGAGCAGTACACATCAAGCGGATTACTGTATTAAGTTAGTAAACAAGATGCAGTTTAAGTCCGCAGACCAGTCAGCAGGAGCAAAAAATGATGATGCCAAGCTCGTATTCTATGACGTTGAGGTATTTCCGAACCTGTTCTTGGTGAACTGGAAAATCGAGGGCGAGGGTAAGCCGGTGGTTCGTATGATTAACCCTACCCCGACTGAGATTGAAGAGCTGATGCGATTCCGTCTGGTTGGCTTCAACTGCCGTCGATACGACAACCATATTCTCTATTCTCGGCTGATGGGGTATACGAACGAACAGCTTTATAATCTCTCGACAAAGATCATCAACGGCAGCGCAAATTGCTTCTTTGGCGAAGCCTATAATGTGTCGTATACGGATGTATATGACTTTTCCAGTAAGAAGCAGTCCCTTAAGAAGTTCGAGATTGAACTGGGTATTCACCATCAGGAACTTGGTCTTCCCTGGGACAAGCCTGTACCGGAGGAGCTTTGGACTAAGGTTGCTGAGTATTGCGACAACGATGTTATTGCGACAGAAGCAACCTTTAATGCTCGTAAGGCGGACTTCACGGCTCGTCAGATTCTGGCGGATGTGGCGGGGATGTCCGTCAATGATACAACGAACTCGCTGACTACCAGAATTATATTTGGTAACAACCGCAAGCCTCAGGATCAGTTCAATTACCGTTTCATGGGTGACGAGAGTCAAATCTTCGACCCTAATGCGGATCTTCCGTTTACAATGGGGCTTGAAGACTACGACGAGTTCACACAGTTCGATAAAAACCATCGTCCCATCTTTCCTGGCTACACATTTGAGGGCGGTAAGTCCGTCTACAGAGGCGAAGAAGTTGGTGAGGGCGGCTATGTATATTCTGAACCCGGCATGTACAGCAACATTGCTCTGCTGGATATTGCATCCATGCATCCGAGCAGTATCGTAGCGGAAGAACTCTTCGGACCGGAATACACAAAGCGATTCAACGAAATTCTTCAGGCTCGTATCGCAATCAAGCATAAGGATTTTGATAAAGCCAAGAAAATGCTGGGCGGTGCATTGGCCAAATACCTGACTGATGAAAATGCAGCGGCTGATTTGGCGCAGGCTCTGAAGATTGCAATTAACTCGGTATATGGTCTGACCTCAGCCGGATTTGAAAATCCGTTCCGAGATAATCGTAACAAGGATAACATCGTTGCCAAACGAGGGGCCTTGTTTATGGTCAACCTCAAGCACGCTGTTCAGAGTCAGGGCTTTACTGTAGCGCACATCAAAACCGACTCCATCAAGATTCCAGACGCAACGCCTGAGATCATCAAGTTTGTGACTGAGTACGGCAAACTGTATGGGTACAACTTTGAGCACGAAGCAACCTATGATCGTATGTGTCTGGTGAACGATGCAGTTTATATTGCTCGATATGCTACGGTTGAGAAGTGCTGCGACCTGTATGGGAAAAAGTACATCGACTCCGCAAAAGATATTTGCAAGGAGAACAAGAAGCATCCGTATGCATGGACGGCGACTGGCACTCAGTTCCAGATTCCTTATGTCTTCAAGACGCTTTTCAGCAAGGAGAACATCGAGTTCGAGGATATGTGCGAGACGAAATCTGTGACGTCCTCGCTCTATCTTGACATGAACGAGGCTTTGCCGGATGTAAGTGCCCTTGAAGCGGAAAGAGATAAACTGTGGAAACAGATTACCGATTCTAAACGCATGACTGAGCCGATGCCCACTGAATGTGAGCGTGTCGAAGAACTAACGGACGAAATCGCCAAGGGTCACGACTACCACTTCATCGGAAAGGTTGGGCAGTTCTGCCCGATTAAGCCTGGCTGCGGAGGTGGCATTCTGCTTCGTGAGACTGAAAACAAGAAGACTGGTGAAAAGGGTTACGCTGCTGCTACGGGTTCTAAGGGCTTCCGCTGGCTTGAGTCCGAGATGGTCAAGCAGCTGGACAAACAGGGTGACATTGACCGTGGTTATTACAACAACATGGTAGACGAAGCAGTCAAGTCTCTGTCTGTTTATGGTGACTTCGAACGCTTTGCGGCGGACGAACCGTATGTTTCGGATAACACACCACCGTGGTTCGGAGCTGGCGAGCCTCATGAGGACGATACTACGCCGTTTGATGTGAGGTAATGCTTATGATTTTAATTCTGTTAATTGCTGTGTTCATTTATATTTTGTGCACGGCTGATTCTACCGAGTCCTGTATTCCCAATGAGGAGTGCAGGACTTGCCCATTTCCATGCGACAAACGCAAAAATTGAAAGGAGAAACTAATTATGGCTTATAAAGCAGTAGACAACATCATCATCGAGAATGCTCGAATTATCTTCCGCAACTTTAAGGGTGAGGAGTCCAAGTACAATCGTGCTGGCTCCCGCAATTTCTGCGTGGTCATTGAAGATCCCGATATGGCGCAGAAGCTTATTGAGGATGGCTGGAATGTTCGTGTTTTGGCTCCTCGTGATGAGGACGAGGCTCCTCGCCATTATATTCAGGTGGCGGTCAGCTTCGACAACATCCCCCCGAAGGTTATTATGATTACTCGTCGAGCTAAGACTCAGCTGGATGAGGAGTCTATCGGAACTCTGGACTTCGCAGAGATCCGCAATGTTGACCTGACTATCCGTCCCTACAACTGGGAGGTCAATGGTAAGACTGGCGTCAAGGCATACCTTAAGACGATGTATGTCACCATTGAAGAAGACGAATTCGCTGAAAAGTATGCCGAAACGGAGGGTCCTGAGGAGATGCCCTTCTAAAGGTGAATAGGTGCCAGCTTAGTACATGTCTGGTTAAATGTCCAGTAAGGTCTCGATTAGGTGTGCGCGCCTATGACGGTAAGAGGAAACAGCCTTATTCCCTTTAATAACCGAAAGGAGGTAAAGCCATGTTGTGGCAGAAAAAGAAGAAACGCAAAAAGGCTACTAAATCTAAAGCAGTTACTCAGACTGCTCCTCATCAGCCGGCGGAAGAGCTTCCGCAAACGACTGAGCCTGAGGAAAAAGAAGAAACGCCAAAGCAAAAAAAGCCCGCTGGGAAAAAATGCAAAAAGGTTTTGTCTCCGGAAAAAGCTTTCTTAGATGCATTCGGACGGTTGACTAACCGGTATCGGGCTTGGGATGTTTGGCGTGACTTCATTACTATGTTCGCTTGTTCACTATCTAATCCTCTTGATAAGGAGCACCGGGATAAGCGAGAAGCGTTATATTTGGAAGTCATCAAAAAGTACAATAAGCAGGATCAAGAGTTGTTTCCTGAACTGGCTGCTCAGACGGTCTTGGCTTTGGAGAAAAATCCGGAGCAAGATTTTCTGGGCAGCATTTTTATGTCTCTCAATCTCGGCAACGAGCATAATGGACAGATCTTTACGCCGTATCATGTCTGTGAGCTAATGGCTGAAATGACGATGGACGACACGGTAAAAAAGGTAGAACAGGACGGTTATATTTCAATTAACGATCCGTGCTGCGGAGCTGGGGCCACATTGATTGCCGGAATCCACACTGCAAGGAAGCAGTTGGAAAAAGTAAACCTGAACTACCAAAATCATCTTCTCGTCGTTGCACAGGATATCGATGAAACGGTGGCGCTTATGTGTTATATTCAGCTTTCACTTTTGGGGGTAGCAGGATATGTAAAGGTCGGAAACTCTCTGACAGAACCGATGACGGACAACGACGACAAAGAGAACTACTGGTTCACGCCAATGTATTATTCTAATGTCTGGGTGCTGCGTCGGATCTTCGGAGGGCGCTGATGGCAGGCATATCACTTCGAGATTATCAAACAGATGCTGTTGAGAGAATGAAAAACGGCTGCATTCTCTGTGGCGGTGTCGGTAGTGGCAAATCCAGAACAGCTTTAGCCTATTATTACAAACAGAATGGCGGTAAGCTCGGCACAAAGAATTATATTCGGATGCCGGGTACGCCAAAAGACCTGTACATCATCACCACGGCGAGAAAAAGAGATACTTTGGAATGGGAGGGTGAGCTTTCGCCCTTCCTTCTCTCTGTTCACGCGGAAGTCAATACCTATAAAAATAAGGTCGTCGTTGATTCCTGGAACAATATCGGGAAGTATGCAACGGTTACGGACGCATTCTTTATATTTGACGAGCAGCGCGTTGTCGGTTCGGGTGCATGGGTAAAAGCATTTCTGAAAATCGCCAAGTTTAATGAATGGATTCTACTATCCGCGACCCCGGGAGACACATGGGAGGATTATATTCCTGTCTTCGTAGCAAACGGCTTTTACAAAAACCGTACAGCTTTCAAGGAAGAACACATGGTCATGACTTGGGTAAACGGAAAGTATCCAAAAGTAGACAGATATTTGGGGGTAGGACGACTCATCCGACTTCGCAATCGCATTCTTGTGGATATGGATTTCAAGCGGGAAACCTGTTCGCACCATGAGGATATTTATGTCAATTATGATGTTGCGAAGTATAAAGAGATAAGTCGTCTTCGCTGGAACCCATATAAAAACGAGCCGATTGTCAACGCCGGAGAGCTCTGCTATGTATGGCGACGCATCGTAAATGAGGACGAGTCCAGGCAAATTGCTCTAATGGAACTGTTTGAGAAACATCCCAAAATGATCGTCTTCTACAATTTCGACTATGAACTTGATATTCTGAAAAATCTCTACTATGGAGAAAATGCTGAGATTGCAGAATGGAACGGTCACAAGCATCAACCGATTCCAACTTGCGACAGTTGGGTGTATCTGGTTCAGTATACTGCTGGAGCCGAAGGATGGAACTGCATTAGTACGGATACCATTGTGTTTTACTCGCAGAACTACTCCTACAAAATTATGAAGCAATCAGCAGGACGAACTGACCGCTTAAATACACCGTTCAAAGATTTGTATTACTACCATCTGAAGTCCCGTTCCGGCATTGATTTGGCTATCAGTAGAGCATTGAGCGAGAAACGGAATTTCAACGAAACCAAGTATGTCGGCAGCTATAGACCCAAAGCTGCCTGAGAAAGGAAAAAAGATGATAACAATTGATGTCGCGGAGTATTGCTCTGCTTGCATGGACTTCGACCCAGATGTTCAACGACCGCAAAAAGCATACGGAATGAGTGAAGAGATCGTCATGTCCGACACGGTCATACGATGCTCAAATCGAAATCGGTGCAAAAACATTGAGCGATACCTGAGAAAGAAGGTGACGAACGATGGCGTTGGCAAGACTGACGAAGCAATGCCATGAATGTCCTTTTGTCGAGACCTGTGAGCACAAGGAAATGGAAGCATTGGGATATTTACCAGAACCGATTATGGCAGATGTCAAAGTCCCGGTTACTGCTGATATAGCAGCTCCCATTTTGAGAGAAACCGTAAGCCGTGTAGTAGACGGCAAAGTAGTAACAATGTATAAGGACGAGTTGGAGAAGATCCTTTATAAAGATTTATATTCTCATCTCGGACTTCAGTTTGGAGGCTGAATATGCATAACAATACCAACAATTCAGACAGAATGAATACTGTCGCTTATAAAATCGGGCAGGCTATCGCGCTGGTAGCTTGTCTTTGTGTTTCTGCCATCGTCATTGCTTTAACTGTGAAGTGCATTCTGTGGATTTTGTAAGGAGGTTTTGCAGATGAATGAAGAAAAGGAAGTCTATTTTGACCAGTATTGTAAATCTTGCAAGTACCATGGTCTTGAAGAGTCCAAAGACCCGTGCAATGACTGTCTCGCAGAACCCAGCAATACAAATTCCCACAAACCGATGAACTATGAAAGCAAAAACAATTCTTGATGCCGAGAAAAAGGATGCGATTGATATTGCGACGGAACTTTGCTATAGCGAAGAAGTTAAGAGAAAAATTGCACAGGCAAAATCCGTTTACGAAATTGGTCGCATCCTTAAACAGGCACGGCTCGATCAAGAGTGATATTTCTGAAAGGAGAAAAAGAAACATGAATCTTGAGGAGTTCAGAAAGGCACTTTCGTCAGATGCTACCGAAGAGAATGCACAACTGAAAAGACAGTTGTCAGACATTCAGACTGAATACCATGAAAAGCTTTCAAAACTCGAAAATGAAAACGATTCACTTAAAAAAAGTTGTCGGGTTTTATGCAATCGATGCTTTACTCTTACGAGAGGTGTTACTTGTCTATTTTGTGGTCTCTATTACCCCTGCCCTCATATGCCGAGGCTTGAGGAACAGGTGGCTATGGCTCATAAATTGAGAAAGGAGATCGAAAAAAATGGCTAATGGGTATCGTAATGCTCTTGTTCAGCAAATAAAAGACGCAGGTCAAGAACTTATCAACCGAGCTGAAACGATGGTACATCCTGAAAATGATTTAATCACCGATTTTTCCATAGTAATCCATTTCGAGCAGCATGAGGTCCCTACAATCGACTACACAACCAGCGTGATAAACAAAGTTGCTTGCGATCGGGTTATCTATAAGAAAGGAGAATCTGATGTCACAAAAGTATGACAAATATCTGGAAAACCACAGACAAGCTGTGAAAAAAGCTTACCAGTGGATCGCTGCTTATATCCCAGAGCTAACAGATGTGGAGGCTACTCGGAATATTGAATTTCATGACATGTCGAAGAACACACCAGATGAGTACAAGCCTTATGATGACTATTTCTACGGAGAGCAAACCCCAGCAGTCATTGAAGCATTTAACCGGGCATGGCTCATGCATATTCATCGAAACCCCCATCATTGGCAGCACTGGGTTTTAATCAATGATGAGCCTAAAGAAGGAACTATCCTTATTGAAATGCCGTACCCATATATTATTGAGATGGTTTGTGACTGGTGGGCATTCAGTTGGATTAAAGGGGATCTTTCCGAAATGTTTGCCTGGTACAAAGACCATGAAGCCTATATTAAATTACACAACAATACTCGTTCGATTGTAGAGGAAATTCTGGAAATGATTCGGACGAAGCTTACGGAGGTAGAAAATGCTGAAAATTGAAAACACCGAGGTTATGGGCTGGGAACACGCCATTCGTGGCATGAGGAACCCTAAGAACTCTTGGGAGAAGAGTGATAGTGGTTATTGCGATGCGATCGGGGATAAATTCGATGATGTTATAAAACCCGAAAATTATCGTCTTGGTCCCAACGATTTCGACCTTATGTCTCGTCTTCGCAATGCCGGCACCGATCACCGTAAGTTCATGCGGATGATTACTGTCTATCTCGACATCACTGCGCCGCTATACTGGTGGAAAGAGTTTGATACTTATAAGGTTGGTACGGTCGCCAACTCCTGCTCTACGATGCACAAAATCGCGGATAAGGAATTCACACTGGACGACTTCAGCTATGAGCATCTGAATTGCGAACCCTATCACCGTGACTGGATTGAGAGTGCAACCGTCGATGAAGATATCACTTCGCCACACAAGGTATGGATGACGCCTCTTGATATTCTTAGATGCACGATTGAGATGCTAAACGCATATCGCGAAAGCTACCTTGAAACCAAGGATAAGCAGGATTGGTGGCAGATGATCCAGCTCCTACCGAGCTCTTACAACCAGAAGCGAACGGTCATGCTGAACTATGAGGTCCTGGCAAACATCTACAAGTCCCGCCGGAATCACAAACTCGACGAATGGCATACGTTCTGTGATTGGATTGAAAGTCTGCCATATTCTAAGCTTATTACTGGCGAAAAGAAAGGATGAAAGATGATGAAATTCGTAGTCAATCAGCTTCCTTATTACGGAGAGCTGTGCCCACTATGGACGATGTGCAGTAAAAATGCAAAGGAACATGAATGCCCAAGATACTGGGATAAATATAAAGTCTGCTCGGATGAAAACCCACATGAATGTGAGCACCTTATCGAGACGGAGAAACTCTAACAAACGGTTTCCTGCACGAAAAATACACCCCCTATTATGAAAGGAGGTAACGCACAATGAATTATTTTCTGGCAGTTAATGATCGGCAACTCGGCACTTGTTTGAGAATGCTGTTTGCTGAGAAACTTCAACCTGCTGTCCAAACCGTGTTGAACGAAAAGGGCAAGATTGAGTTTCACATCAGCATTGCAGCAGATCAGGAAGTGTTTGAAGATCTGAACGAACGCTACAAGATCATGATTTCGTAAGTTACTCGATTTCAAAGGTAAAGGGGCCGTAACAAGCCCTTTTACTTTTGTTATATTTGTGGTAAAATACTACGAGGAGGCGATGTCAATGAAAGTCAAATCCAGAATGTCCTGTCCGGTTCGAAGAAAAGACGGCACATGGACAACTGTTATCAGAGAATTTGAGGAAGATATTCCAGATCTCGGACGGAAAGAGCTTATCTGCAACAAATGCGGACGCCCCGATTATCCGAAATGCAAGGGAACGGTTTGTGAAGCCTGGAAATACCACAAATCGAAAAATTAACAAGTCATGTAAGAGCTGAGGTTAAACCTTGGCTCTTATTTTTTGTGTAAAGGAGAAAAACATGCTTGCCAGAGAAGCGACAAAAGCGGATATTCAGGCTGTTCGTGACCGTCTGCGGGAAGCAAAAGAACAACGTCAGCTTGATATTCAAATAAACCAGGCTATTGCACTGGTGAATCGTAATCACAGGAGGAAAAAATATGACACCGAACGATTATCAGCAGGCAGCTCTTCGCACAGCCCCAGGAGATTTACCGCCTGAGAAACTTCTGCTCAATGGCTTAATGGGACTGAACGGAGAAGCCGGCGAAGCAATTGATATTTTGAAAAAGCATCTGTTTCAGGGGCATGAGCTGGACACTTCACATATGGCTAAAGAGCTTGGAGATGTGGCTTGGTATCTCGCTGTAAGTGCAAACGCTATTGGGTATGACCTTGAAACCATCATGCAGATGAATGTGGATAAACTGAAAGCCAGGTATCCGGATGGTTTCGACGCTGAACACAGTCTGCATCGCAATCAGGATGATATTTAAGGAGGGTTTTCT